CACTCGTGGAATGTGCTGGGAACTGTCCGAGACAGATTGCAGCACCTCCGGGTTTCTTTTAGGTGACTTATGAAGACATTATGTGCATCGATCATTTTGCTCAGCGTCATGGTAGCCTATACCGGCGCTCAGAGCTGGACTCAGATCAGTATTAAATATCAGCAATCGTGCATGGTGAAGGACAAGCCAACACGATGGACATTGTGTGGCCTCTTCTACGTCCAACAATACGCGCCGTCACCAGATGGCGGACCACAAGCTCTCGAGGGCTATGTGGAGTTAACGCATGAAGGCCATGTGGATTTAGCAATGGGGACGATCGGTAATATTGAGCAGGCAGGCACAGGTTCTGTGAATCGCGCTATTGCTCTTACCGGCGGAATTGTCGTTTCGGGGCCAGGACAGATCAATGAGGCTATAGCTCTGTCTTTATCTCCGACCAGACGTAAGGGCGGTTACTCTGGTGTAATAAACGTAAAGAATCAGATCTATATCTCGTTCGACAATGGTTGGACGATTCGTCCAGATGGCGCAGACTTGATACTCTGCAGTCCTCGAAACATTTGTAGGAGCTTCTAATGGCGCAGTTCATTCCGATCGCTGGAGATATCCAAGAAGTCAAGCCAAAGAACGGTACGAAATTCGGGCTTCAGGAAGCTCAGACCATCATCGGTGGTTACCTCCAGTTAATCCCAGAAAGTGACTGGGGTATGAGCAGATTTATTCGAATTCTTTGTGACGAAGAGGGAACCCTCAAGAAACTCCAGTTCAACGAACGGGCGACTACGATCCTGCACACTGCGATGGCAGAGAAATTGCATGTGAGTGTTGCGCAGCTTCCTCAGCTAGTAGGGAGGCGGCTTCGCTACCTGCCACGAATTGTCGGGCCTGCGCTGGTTCTTGACAAGGCAGAGAAGTTTTAATACAAAATAAATTTTTCTGACCGCAAGAATTTCCTTGCATTGCCAATACAGGCATGTTAGGATGTATTTACGGTAGCGGAATTAACCGCTGACATTCAAAGGGGCATTCACATGAGGACAGTCAAGTTCAATCGGATCCACAAGAACGGTTGGATCAGCTACAAGGTCCCCGGCGTTCCTGGCGCGATCTTCATCGACAAGCGGACGGTCACGCCGGAATTCCTGGCAGCGCCTCCGGCGACGATCGACGTGGAGTTCGAGGGTCTGCTTCCGGAAGGCGCGGGAGTCAGCGAGCTCCAGGCTGCGAAGAACGCGAAAAAGCAGGAAGCGGAGCAGAAGAAGGCCGAACGTGCGAAGCTCGCAGCGGAGAAGGCCGAAGCTCGTCTCGCGAAGCTGAAGGCGTCGGCCGAGAAGGCAGCGTCGTCACTCGCGAAGGCTCAGGGTCAGACCAGCTCGGCTCCCGCGACTTCGTAACTGCGCTGCGCCGCGTCAACAACGCGGGGCAGTCGGTGACCCAATGGTGCGAGCTCCTACCTCCCGCCATTGGGTCTTTTCTTTTCTCCATAAATCTAGTTGACATCAGATTGACTTACCTGCTAGAAAAGAAATTTTCCGATTCTAGTAAATAGGTATTGCAATCTGTTTAAAACTGTGGTATCATTATTTCACTGCGGCAATCCTGCCGTAGATACACAAGGATAGGCCGATATGAACCAAGATATTATGACGATCCATCCCGACGACGTCCTGACATTCAAAGAAATTGAAGACCATATGCGCCGCGTGGCGAAGATATATGATCTTCCGCTGCGAAACATCACGGCTTACCCGATGCCACAAACGGGCATGTCGGATCGTCTCGGTGATTGCTCGGGCACCGGCGACATTCGTCTGGTCCTCCGTTGCACAGTTGACGGTAAGTGGTGCGATGCTCCGATGAATCCGGATACCGTCCGCACCACGGCTGCCCACGAACTCGCTCATCTGAAACACATGAACCACGGTATGGAGTTCCAGGCACTATTCAAGGAACTCGAGACCGCGATGTTTAATCAGAAAGAAAGCCATCGCGACAAGATCATCGACAAGTTGCTGAAGCTCCAACAGGCGCGACAGGGCGAAGCTGCGCTTGGCAATCTGGAGGCAGCCCAGTCGTTCGCTGCTATGATCAACAAGATGTTGATCGAACACGAGCTCAGCCCAACAGATCTCGACTTTGCCCGCGCTCGTGACAACGATCCGGTTGTCGAGATCGCTGTCAGCTTCACTGCCCACAACATAAAGCTCGCAAAGTCACGCATTGCGTGGCAAGAGGAGCTCGCACAGCGGATCGCCGGCGCGCATCTCTGCAAGATCCTCATCCTCCCGGGCAGCAATCGTCTGGTTTTCGTCGGTGTTCGTTCGCATGCGACTGTCGCCGAATACGTCTACGGCACAATGGTTCCGGCCGTCGAGAAAATGTCCAAGGCCGCAGAAGTCAAATATTGGCAGGAAACTGGCTGTGGCCGTGGTCGTGATAACAAGGCGCTTGGTTATCGTTCAGCGTGGATCGAATCTTTCAACACTCGTATCTGGGAGCGATTCGAAGAGGCTCGGCGTGCAGCGTTGAAGGATTATGCTGCCAGCAAGGGCAATTCAACGGAAACCGGTCTGATGAGACTGAACGGCGCGCTCATCAAGGCGCAGAGATACATCGACGACAAGTTCTCTGCTCGCGGTCGTGCAGCTCGTCATGCTCACGCTATCGAACACAAATACCGCAATCATCCGGAAGGACATGCTGCGGGGCGTGAAGCGGCCAACAACATCACTCTGGGTCGTCGCGGTCTGAACAGCCCAGCGACTCGGGGTCAACTCAAGGACTAGGAGTTGGACAATGGCGCGGTGCAGGACGTTTCGGATCCATCCCGAAACCGGGGTGCCCGATCGTGAGATCACGGAGTTTCTCAACGAATGCGAGAAAGTATCGCTCATCAATGTCCAAATGCATCAACTTCCGGCAGAAGGAAAGTGGGATGCACGCCTCGTGCTCATCGTGACCAAGAACGAGGAGACCATCGAAGAGTCGGGTAAGCTCCCACAATCAATTGGCAAAGTAGTCTCGACTTCGATCGCGAAGCAGAATTGATTTCGTTCGTCTGACAACGGGTATGGAGGTGCGCCATGCGTTAGATATGACTAACTAAACAATTTAATTTGGAAACGGGTCTTGTTCTGCCGGTCTTCAAAGACGGGTCACATTTGGCAGACTGAAAGACCGGCGCAGGTCTTATATGAAATCTATTACACCAGCAGTCCACAGAGACGCCATTCTTGTCACCTTTGCCAAGGACCAGCCAGAGTATAATGCTCTAGTTGGTTCTGTCGGTCCCGATGGTACGGTCATGACCGAATGGGAGTTCACCGACGAAGAGCGAAAGATTATCCTCGAAGGTGGTCGAATTCGGCTATGGCTTCTGTTTGCGATAGACGAGCGAAAAGACCGTAGGCTCACGCCAATTGCGATCGAGACAGTAAAATGACTCTACGGATTTTCCTCTGTTGCGTTCGGTGTCGTCGCATCTTCGAGATGTGGACGAAGTGGCCCATTCCAGCAGTCTGCACAAATTGTCATCCATACACACCACCAATCGTGGGACTTTGGAAATGAGCTGCCTTCCTGAGGGAAAACGCTGGATTCGTCATGACGGCAAGAAACAGAAACTCCGGAATCTCAGGAATATCTGTCGGCCTACGTTAGATTCCAACGATCCTGAGGTCCGTGTCGCGTTGCTCAATCTGACAGAAATCGTGGCGCAGGATCCAGAGCCACAATACGCGCTCTACAGCTTGATTCGTGCTGCACAAGAAGCATCAAACGATACGGGCGTCTCAATCCAAGAGTCAATCAACTATATTGTGGATAAATACGGACAGGAAGAAAAGTAGCTTGCAGTCAGTTTAAAACTGTAGTATACTGGCCTTACATGAAATGCTCAGTCTGTCGTGGTGCGTGCTGCGAGGAGTTTAGTCTAGACCTCGTGATGCAACCGCCGAGCAAAGACGCTCAGCGCTGGATTGAGCTCCATGCCATAAATATCAAAGACGAACGTCTTCGTTTCGAGTGCCGTTGCACGGAGCTCACGCTCGAAGGTGATTGCGCAATCTGGGAAGATCGACCTATGGTGTGTGAACTATTCATCGCTGGTGGCCCGCGATGTCTGGAAGTCGTAGGACGGCGGCGCACCACCGATCAATATCAAATGATCCGCGATAACGACGACCCACTAGTCCTCGATGGCCAATCTGTTTGATTTAATCTCACCCGGCGATATAGTCGTTCCGCATGACGACTGGCGTCCGGAGTCTCCTCCATCGCTCTCTGCATTTAGTGAAATCTTTGTTAATTTCGAGACAAATGGCCTACAATGGTGGAATGGAAATTTGCCAGTAGGCGTTGGAGTCTTTGCTGGTGATCGTTCATGGTATCTGCCATTTGGACATCAAGGTAAAGGTAATCTCGACCCTGCCGTCGTATATCGATTCTGTCAGCAAGAATTTAAAGGTAAACTGATCACTAATATCAACACTCGCTTTGACACGCACATGGCTCGTGCGTGGGGCGAGAAGATGGGCGGGGGTGGACTAGACTTTGAGGCAATGGGTTGCCATTTGAGCGATGTTGGACATTATGTAGCATTGCTCGATGATCATCGGATGGAGATGAATCTGGATTCAATTATTTCAGATTATCTCAAAGAAGTACCAATGAAGCGACTTGATGAAAGTCAAGGGCTCCATAGATTTTCGGCCGGGCAAGTCATGCCTCGTGCTCGTTATCAAGTGGAAATAGTGAAGCGATTGAAAGATGTTCTGTGGCCTAAGCTAACAGAGCAGGGGCTACAGCGGGTTCGCCAGCTCGAGGATGATGTAATACCAGTCGTCGTTGAAATGGAGAAGAATGGGTCACCTATTGATCTAGAGCTCCTCGATACATGGATAAAACAAGTTCATGAAGAATACTGCAAAGTGCTCATGGATTTGTATAGAGACACTGGTCTCAAGATAAACCCGAACTCTAATCCAGATCAAGCTAAGCTCTTCCAACATCTGAAGCTCCAGTTCATTGAATTCACAGATACTGGCGCACCGAGTTTTGGCGATGCAGTCATAAAAGGTATCGATCATCCAACAGTCAAGAAGCTACGACGCGCGAAGAAGCTCGCTAGTATTCATAGCAAACTCAGCAAGTATCGCCGCGTCATTGATTCAAAGGGTATCCTCCGCTACGCTCTTCACCAACTTAGGATGACGAAAGATGAAAGGGATCATGCTGGTAGCAGTGGGACCAATACTGGTCGTTTTTCAAGCACAGAGATTGCTCCAGGCGTTGGGACTAACATCCAGCAAGTCCTCAAACCTGAAAAACAATTCCTGACATTTGGCGATGAATACTTTGTCCGTGATGTCCACATACCGGCAAGTGGCGAGTGGTTATCTGTAGACGCAGAACAGATACAGTATCGTATCTTCGCACATGAAGCGAATTCACCACGCATAAATAAACGATATGAAGAAGATCCTTGGACCTCGTTCCATAAGATGGTCCATAAGATGTTGCTGCCCTCTAAACCAGATCTTTCATATCGTCTTTGCAAAGATACGAACTTCGCAAAGATGTTTGCTGCTGGACCAAGTAAGATTGCGCTTATGCTTGGATTCATCACTAAAAAAGAATATGAAGAACTTCGCGCAGCAAAGGCTAATCGCAATCATCCGAAGCTCGTCAAAGTCAAAGAGATCCTCGATGTATATGCCCGAGAAATGCCGGAAGTCGATGCGGCTCTCAAGAAGGCCGAAGAGATTGCGAAGACTCGTGGTTTCGTTAGGTCAGTTATGGGACGTCGTTCACGATTCCCTGACCAAGAACAACTCCACAAGGCTTTGAATGGTCGAATTCAGATGTCCGAAGCAGACATCATGAAAGCGAAGGCTGTCGAATTACATAGAGCTCGTAAATATACTGACTTCTTGTTACGATTTCAAGTTCACGATGAATTTGATGGAGATGCTCGAGAGCCGCACACTAAGGCACGTGTCGCGGAAGTCTTGAATGCACAATCATTTGAACTACGCATCCCGATTCTATTTGGTGTAAAGACCGGAAAGTCTTGGGGTGCGTGTGCCGCCGAAGAACTCGCAAAACTTCGACGAGAAGCCGCAGAGGCAGCGGCAGCAAATGATTCTGCTCAAGTTCCGAACTGAAGTAGAAATAGAGCGTCTTCGTGATTTATCAGTAAGCTGGCTTGTGCGTCGGCCAGATAGAGAGATATTGCAGAAGCTCGTTGATGAACTAGAGAATCCTCGATTAGAGTGTTTTAAGTGCCATCACTGGCACCGTGCAGGCGATTGCACAATGGAAGACTTTGGCTAAGATAAACGAAGCGAATCTAAAAGGAGAGCTGTGTAAATATATCCGAGATAATTCTCGTTTCGTCGTGATACGTCACGAAGACCATTTGACCCATGGAATTCCAGATATCTCAGTGACGGGCAATAAGAAGACTGTTTGGATAGAAGTAAAATTTGGTGATCCGAAGTTTGAATCTCGTGGGATACAGGAGCTCACGATGAAGAGGCTAGCACTTGCAGGTCTAGCCTTTTATGTGGTATACTACCAACAGTTAAATGAACGACGTGTTTATATTGTTCATCCAAATGACATTGGCAAGGATTTCAGCGAATGGTCCGACTTCGTTCCAGGATTTGACCATTCTTGGGTCTTTGAAGAACTTCTGGTGGTGCTAACATGATTCTCTCTGACCGCGATCAATTCGTTGGCGTTCACTTCACGAAAGAGGTGAAGGAAGGCATGAAGACGGCTGCAACTCGCCGAAGAATGTCTCTGAGCGCGTTCTTGGCAAAAATCGCCGAGGACTGGCTCGAGAAAGCCTCCGATGAAATTGAGGAGGTCGGAAGATCGAACAAGCGAAACGAGCAATCACATATCCGCGTTCTGCTCCGTTCGATTCCTGGGCACCAGCATTCCATCGATGCGCAAGGCCGTCCAACTTGCGGTTGTCACTATGAGGAGGATGTTCCTCTTCCTCTGACTGGAAATGCGGCCACAACTTAGTCTCTATTCCGATCTAGTAGTTGATCAATATGGGCAACTACTATTTCGGGATTACAGTATAGCGATTATACAATATATTTGCGGATGCGCCTGGATCGGTCGAGATCAAGTAGCTCGTTGTAGGCACTGTCCATTTCAACTTAACTTACCGTTCTAGGAGGGTTTCATGGCCCCACGGATGACCACTTTCACTGGTCGTGTAGTTAATCCTTTGGATCTGAAACCCAACGATATTGTCATCCTCGATATTGCTCATCATACGGCCACGCTAAACAGATTTCTTGGTGCGCTGAAACGACCAGTGAGCATTGCACAACATCAAGTCTACGTTTCACGTTTGTTAGATGGAACAGGCTGGGAACGTGAAGGTTTGTTTCACGATGCGATTGAAGCGTATCTCGGCGATATGTTGAAATGGCTGAAATGTGAGCCAGAAATGAAAGCATATCGTGATGCCGAGGAGCGTGGTTGGCTCGTTGCATGTGACGCGCTAAACTTGAATCCCGACGGCTGTCCGGAACGTTGTCCTGAAGTTGAATGGGCAGATCGCTTGATGGTGCGCTACGAAGCATTCCGCGAGGCCAATAACTCCGATATGTTCGAGAGACCAAATTACCCCAAGCCGTCAGAAGACGAGATCAAGAAAGTTGGGAAGTGGGCTCCTTGGTCATGGCGCGCAGCGGAGCGAGGATTCCTCGACCATGCCCGTCTCTTAGGCTATACGGTATGACCCTCTTAGATTCCATGCAGCATTCATTGAATCGCGCGAAGATCGCATCAGATCGTCTGAAAAGGCAGCTCTACCTTGATATCGATGGCGTGTTCGGTGATCTGGATGGTTTCTATGAGCAGCTCTTCGGAGTTCGCCCAAACCAAGACACATACGAACCACCAGACCTCTGGACTAATATCCGCAATCACGGATTCTTCTTTCGTGACATGCCGTTGATGCCCAACGCATTCCAACTTTGGATCACAATCAAAACACAGATCCATCCAGATCCTATATTCCTGACCGGTATACCAAAACCGAATACTGGCATCACGAATGCTGCCGAGCAAAAAGCAATCTGGGTAGCTCGGAACTTCGGAGTTGATCAACAGGTCATCTGTTGTCTCTCCGAGGATAAACATTGTCACGGCAAACTCGGTGACGTATTACTTGATGACCGTACGAAGTATGCCGGTCATTGGATCCATATAGGTGGCCTATTTGTTCACCATAGGTCAGTAGAAAGCTCCATAGTTAACCTGAAACATATCTACAATGGCCGGTAAAGCCTGCGCGCACGATGCCGTTTTGACCCGCCTAGCGTGCCCTGTGGCGCAACCTGACCTACCGGGTAAGGGTAAGCCATACCTTATTACTGGGACGCGCCACGGGAAGTCCTGGAACTCCACCTGACATCACCATAAATTGCAGCGCGATGAAAATGTGGCTTGCAATCGGTTTAAAACTGTGGTATGATGGGTTTCTCAAATGCCAGCTAAATTCGTCTTACTTGACCATTTCTTTGCGACCGCTCGCGAACGCTATCAGATAAAGTTGAATCGGGAAGCTGGCAAACCGTGGCCCTGGACAACGGACACACATTTTCAAAACTGGCGCTTTTGTCAAGTTCATCGTGAAGATGACAAGACAACAGTGTGGTTCCGGGAAACGATCCGCAAAGGCATCCTCGAACGATTTCCATCGTCTGGCAATTATAAACTTTTGAAGCTATTAGAGTCTACGCTCATTTTCCGCTGGTTCAATCGTATCGAAACTGGCGAAGCAATCAAAGATCTGCTCATCTACGATTGGGATACACAGGAAGCCCGTTCGCGGCTGACTGGTGTCAGTCCTGTGGTAACAGGCGCCTACATTATCAAAGCTGGTGATGGTGTCAGCAAGCTAGAAGGGATTCTGGCCTGCATCGACGAGGCACGGCCACAGCTACCACGGATGCTTGCAGACTGGATGGTTGAGCCACCCGAACATCGATCTCTTCGAGTTGCATGGGAAAGTATTCGCGAGCTCCATTTCATGGGCGGCTTCATGGCGTACGAAGCTGTCAGTGATCTTCGTTGGACACCGATCCTTGATCAAGCACAAGACATAATGACGTGGGCAAACGCTGGCCCCGGATGCGCTCGAGGACTGGGTTGGGTCGTCTACAACGATTCCGATGTTTTCTCCTGTTCAGTAGGACACCAGCGCAAGATGCTGGAATACATGCAGGAGCTCCTCGAACATAGCAAGAATCCGAATTATTGGCCTGCTGAATGGAAACAATGGGAGATGCGGGAAGTTGAGCACTGGAATTGTGAATTCGACAAATACATGCGCGCCTACGGTGGCTCGCGGCTCAAACGGCGATTTCAAGTGTAAAGAAATATGCTACGGATTAGATTATTCATAGAAGTAGACGTAGATCTTCACGAATTCAGAGATAAATCGGTTTTAGAAATCTCTGAAGTTGTAAAGAAAGACGCCATCAAACAAATTAATGATATTGGCTATACTGGTCGCGTCAAAGGCTTGTATATTCCGAATATGGATAACATAAGACAAGCAGTATTACAAACTGAATTATGAAGATCATCGTCCCATCAATTGGTAGAGCCGGTAAGTGCAATTCGATGAAATGGCTCCCGGAAGCCAATCGTCCGATTGTATTTGCTGTGCATAGTGATGAAGTCGAAGCATACCGGGCTGCATATCCTGGTTGCTCTATCATGCATCTCTCAGATAGCTGCCGTAAGCACACTGGCCTCGTCCGCAAAGAAATCATGGAGAGCGTTCGGGAGCCTTTCATCTTTGTCGATGATGACATTCGTGTAAGCCTCAAGGCTGTTAACAGTGTCGAGAAGATGATCGAGCAAATCGAGGAGCATGTCGGTCTCGGCGGCTTCTCGATGGCAGGGCTCGCACCGCAGCTCTTCTCGAATTACGCTGTAGACAAAGTTGAAACAATCGGTCACGATTTCTTCGCGATTCGTAACAAGTTCGTGGCAACCGTCTATGGGATCAATCCCACCCACTTCGACGACTGTCCACTTGAAGTATTGCCAGTCTATGAAGACATTGCTCTCGTTATCCATGCAATAGAACGAGGTAATGGGACGATTGTCACTTACTGCGCAACGCACAGCAATGTCAGCCCATCGGTTGGCGGCTGCAACTCGTGGCGCAATGAACAGATCACGATCGACTGCCTGATGAAATTAGTGAATCTGTATCCGCACGTTTGTTCGATTCGGGAAACAAAGAATACGACTCACAGCCAGAACATCGGTATCGGATTGAGGGTTGCGTGGTCGAAGATAAAGAAGCTCGAATTGCCGAGCTAGAGCGTGGTCGACGCAATCATCTCGAAGCATTGCGACGAGATATCGACTACGCGCTAGAACGCCCGTTCTATATTGGATTTGCAAATGCGAATTCCAATACCTATATGCGAATTGCGGAAGCTGAGGCACAACTCAGGTTATTGAAACACGGACAATGAGGATCATCATCCCGACTAAAGGCCGCATCTCTCGACAGACTACTCTGGAGAACTTGCCGAAGGCTCTGCACGAGCAGGTTACGATTGTCTGTCCTCCAAAAGAAGCGGTCTTCCATCGGAATAACTTCCCAGCCTGTGAAGTGAGCGAGCAGCCCGACCCAGAAATGGGGATTGCGGCGAAACGTCACTGGATAATCGAAACCGCACAGTCAGAAAAATTGGTGATGCTCGATGATGATCTTCGGTTCGCGGTTCGACGCCAAGATGATCCCGCACGTTTCCGAAAAGCTGAGGGAGAAGATATTATCCGAGCATTCGTCGAGCTAGACGCCGTCCTCTCTGAAGAAGTTCCTCATGCTGGATTCTCAGCTCGCGGCGGTGGAATCAGCGAGAAGGCGCAAGCAGGTGGATGGCAACTCGGTAAGAGGATGATGTATGTCCTCGGCTACCATGTTCCTACACTACGGAAACACGCAGAGTTCGGGCGAATTGGCACGCATGAAGACATGGATGTTTGTCTTCAGCTCCTAACAAAAGGATTTCCAAACAGCGTGAATTTTTCGTTCGTTGTCGACCAAGCCTTCGGGAATCCTGGTGGCTGCACGAACGAACGCACTGTCGAAAAGAACAATACTGATGTCATGAAGCTCGCGTCGTTCTTCCCAGCCTATGTCCGAGTGACCCAGAAAGACTATGCAGGTTCAGTCCCTCGAATGGAAGTTGTCGTACAGTGGAAACGGGCAATGGAAGATGGACTTCGTAACAGGCAATAGCGGTTCGCTTCTGCTGCCAGCAGTTTTCAAAACCGGGCCGGAGTGCCTTCAGGAAGGCGCTTACTGCGAGGTACTCGGTAAAGATGTCACGCCACGTATCCTCTGTCTAACGACGGATGGCTACGTGATGGAGAAGCTCGAGAAGGCGGCGCGTCATCCCGATCTTCTGTGCCAAATTACAGAGTTACTAAAGAAGCGTGTTTGGTCTCGGCCATCGCAAGATTACGATGTTGCTGGTAAAAGCTATAAGGATCATCACAAGGAGCTCGGTCTTGAAGTTCCGGACTGGGCAGTGCCGACTTCTTTCTGCATGACACATGGTGATCCAACCGCTTCAAACACACTACTCCGTAACGGCCAACTTATCCTCTGTGATCCACGTCCGCCTAGAGCCTACGTGCCACAATGCCGGGAAAGCGATATGGCACGAATCATGCAATCTTATTTTGGATGGGAAGTTGCTGCATACGGAGAGCCGATTATTCGTTATAAATTTCCAGATTTTTGGCTGAATCCTAGTATCCGGCATAAGGTCTCTTTCTGGTTGGCAGCAACAACACTTCGAATCGAGAAATTTGAGTTCTCCAAACCGAAACGACGTGAATCCGTCGTTTCATGGTGTCGGGAGGTAAGGATTAAGTGTCTAAACGAATGTGGGCTATAATTCCAGCAGCCGGACAATCTCAGCGATTTGCCGATGTCGGCTATTCGACTATTAAGCCATTACTAAAAGTCCAAGACAGAAATGGACTAACGCTATCAATGCTGGCCCATGTTCGAGGAACTCTGCCCGTAGAGGACCCATATGTCCTGACGGCACTGCCAGCCGGTGTCGAAAGACCTGAAGACTACAAGGGTACGAAAACTATAGTCATAGAGACCATCGGACAAGCTGATACGATTCGACAAGCGATTATTGGTCTCCCAGCTAACGATGCTGTCCTAATCGCTGATTGTGACATGGTCCTAGATCCAATCGATATTTTCAAGATGATCACACATTCGCAAATTGCGGAAGTAGTCGTAGCAGTTACACAGACATTCGACCCCAATGCCTCTCGAGTTGACCAAATCCCATTCCCAACGCGCTTCGTCGAGAAAGAACCGATTTCTCAATGGGGGATCGTTGGAATTCGCATCTTCAATTCAGTTCGGAAGCTCGAGATTGCGCTGGACATAGCAATCAGCCGAGCAATCCGTCATAGTCAAGAGCCGTATCTGTCGATGGCCATGAATGATTATCCTGGGCCGAAATATGCGCATGTCATCACAAATTTCCAGGACTGGGGAACTCCGGAGAGATTGGTGAACAGTGGCGCCAAAATCTTGGACTAAGTGGTTTACAACCTGTAAGCTCTGCGGAGATCCGGGCATTTGTGTCTGCTTCTCTTGTCTTCGAGCTATGCTCATTTCAGCACTAATGGTGCGATTACTTGATTGGATTTTCAAATGAAAACTCTCTTTGTGCAGAACGTCCACGAAGCTCTGCCATTCGCGCTCCGCTATCTGCACTACGAGGGCTACAATCGCGATAGTCGTAACGGCCCAGTCCGCATCTCACCAGTTCCAGTCACAACGATCTACAACAAACCGTGGCAGCGAGTCCTATTCTGGTCGCAGCGCGACGCTAACCCATTCTTCCATCTCTACGAATCGCTGTGGATGCTAGCTGGTCGTGACGATCTTGCTGGCGTCGTCAAATATGCCAAGAACATGGCGAGCTATTCTGACGATGGCCATACATTCCATGGTGCATACGGAGCTCGTTGGCGCAATTGGTTTGATTTACAACATCCAACGGCACCTTATGATCAATTGAGAGCGATCGCTGATCGCTTACGGAAAGATCCAAATGATCGTCGTTGCATTCTACAAATGTGGGATGCTGAGACTGACTTGGATAATCCAGGCAAAGATGTTCCGTGCAATACGACCGCCACATTTCAGCGTGATCAAATCGGTAGGCTGGATTTAATAATCTTCTGCCGGTCTAACGATATCATCTGGGGAGCCTACGGCGCGAATGCCGTCCATTTTTCCATGCTTCTCGAATACATGGCTCTGAAAATTGGCTGTCCGATGGGACGGATGTATCAGGTGAGTGTGAACTGGCACGCCTATCTCGAAACGCTGAAGCAATGTGAACCGATCCGTAATTTGATCGATCGTGGCGATTACATTGGTAGCTACTATGATGCATTCAAAGAACGTGTGCATCATACACCAATGGAAAATCCAGAAGAGATCGATATACACATCGCACAGATTTTGACATTAGCAGATAACGATCTATTGCATACCGGTTATCATATTTTTCCAAAGGGATCTTGGCCTCATGAAGTTTCGGTCTGTTTGGAAGCACACGAATATCATCGGATGAAAAGATACGGGGATGCAGACAGGGTTCTAACTCTCGGGAGCGTAGATAACGATTGGAACCGCGCTTGTCGAGAGTGGTTGCAGCGTCGTCGCGAAAAACGAGAAGAGCCAAAGAAGCCGGAGAGCGTCGGTGGAACTTCGGTTTAAGTCTCACTTCTACGAGCTCATGGAGCGAGGTTGTCTTGGCAACACGCTCAGGAACTGGCGAACAATCCAAGACGCTTGGGACGCAGAGAGTCCATACTATGGATTTCGGGAAATTGGGATTGCGGGAGGGGGACTTCATTCAGTTGTGCCTCGAAGCGATCTCTTCGCAAAATTCAACGATTGGTCGCATGCTGGTCGACGATTCATCATGGATGAAGCCGCCCCAGATACCGATGTTCAATTACAAGGTGAAATTTGTCAAGGAATCTTTGGCTGGGAAGGATACCTCGGAATTCGAACAGGTCTTCGTATGCGACCTGCAATGGCAGCAGGTTGTATGCGACCCTACAGAGGACTATCAACTAGAACCATTGTTCGTAGCTTCTGTTGCGAAAACAGTTTCGGAGATATTGAATGTCTCTTTGATCTTTACCCAGACGCCACGATTGAGTTCGCAACATACCCATACGATCTTGGAAAGATACCACGGCGGAATACTCTCATCTGGGAGCTGAGGAATTACTGATATGAAGCCCGAACTCGTCACAGCAGAAATGCTGAATGCACCGCTCGTCGCTGAGATTGTAAAGCGTCGCGCAGCGCGTGTCGATGCTTTGGGCATTGATCGCTCGTTGTATAAGAAGATCTCGCTATTTCCACTATCACCACATGCAGCGGAACGTGAACGTATTTGGCGTGAGAAACGTGGTGACATCACTGAGGGCGACAAAGTAGCAGCGTGGCGAGATTTCTTCGCGATGACAGAGGACTATGATTACAGACTTGCTCAAGCTAAAAAGGCCACTAATATGGACTGACGTTGAAACACACGACGTCGGGCCACCTGAGCAATTACATATCTGTGATATCAGCTTCATAGTTCTATATCCAGCAGAGCTCCAAAAGGAACCAAAAGTCTGGGGGTCTTTGGTCAAACCCCCTAAACCGATTACAGCAGCGGCGACCGAAGCGCATCATATTACTAATGAAGAAGTCGCGAATGCGCCAACGTGGGATCAGTTAGGTGCGAATATCGCGAAAGGATTTACAGACTGTGACTTTGGAGGTTACAACATTCGTTTCGACATGCGAGTTATCTACAGTGAAATGCTTCGCATCGGAGTTAAATGGTCTTTTGAAACTGCTAAACTGGTTGATGCTTTGCGGATCTGGCATATCGGTGCTCCGCGGACTCTATCGGATGCGGTCCGTGAATTCTGTAAGCGTGAACCGACGGAAGCTCATCGTGCAGCCGGCGATACCAGAGATGCAATGGAAGTCGCCTTTGCAATGTTGCAAAGATTCGAGCACCTGCCCCGTGATATTGATTCCTTGCACCAATTGTCCTTTGCTGACAAAAACAAACTTGACCCAGATGGTAAAATCATCTGGATTGGTAGTGAGGCTGGATTAAGTTTCGGGAAGCACAATGGCGTCGTGCTCAAGAACATCCCGCGTGGTTATCTCGAATGGATCATGGGTGGTGGTTTTGCACCCGAGGTCAAGAAGATTGTAGGCGATGCGCTTCTGGGAATTTATCCGTCTAAAGTATCTCTACCCGAAAAGCCCAAAGATGCCTGAATCGTTAGTCAAGCTGGCTCCGCCACCAGACTTCTCGCTTTGTCGTCCAGTGCTGTTACAAGATGGCACATGGTCCACAGTGAAGGAACATGCGAAGATAGGAGTTCGCGCAATATTGGCGAATCCTTATTTCTTCATCGGCGATGAGATGGGTGGGATGAAATCTGCCCAGACAGCCATTGCTGCGCAGTTCCTATTTCTCGCTAATAAAATTGACCGTGTTCTTATTATTTGCCCGGCCTCAGTTCGACCAGTGTGGTTCGATCGAGATATCGGCGAGATTGCGCTCCATGCCTTCGATTCAATTCCATACAAACTTGTTCACGAATACCATGTGCGGAATTCAGCTTGGGGTAATGCACCGAAGGGCTCCCGCTTCTTACATTGGGTGATCACGAACTATGAGTTCATTCGTCGTTCAGAGAGATTAGCTGAGCTCAAAACGCTCTGCAATCCTCGAACAATGATCGTATTCGACGAATCCAGCGCGTTGAAGAATCACAAGTCTGAGACCTACCGAGTGTCTAAGATTCTACGCATGTTGTGTTCTCAAGTCGTAGAGCTCAATGGAACTCCCGGTAAGCCGATGGACATGTATACGCAAGCCGATATCCTCAGTCCAACAATCATGGGCTGTCGTTCATTCTATCATTATCGTGCAAGATATGCAATTATGGGCGGATGGCAGATGAAGCAGATCACACAATATCAAAATCTGGAAGACATGCAACGACGGATGGCACCCTACATTCTTCGACGTGAGAAGGATGCTTTTCGTGATTATCCAAAAGCGTTGCCGCCAGTTCAGCGAGTTGTTACGCTCAGTGATGAGACTTGGCGTATCTATAAAGAGATGCGCGAGGAAATGGTTGCATTCCTCTCACAGAATACGATCGCAGTTGCAGCACAGGCCGCGGTTCGTTCACTCCGACTTTCGCAGCTAACCTCCGGATTCGTCGGTGGTGTCGAGGAAGAGTCCACCGAAGCTGAGCTGGAAGCGAGCGACGGCATTGTACCTCCTCGATATACCACGAAAGAAGTGAGCCGTGAGAAATTGGATTTTGTTCTGGATCTCCAAGAAGAGTGGCTTGAAAACGATCCAAATCTCAAACTCCTTGTCTGGTGTCGATTTATCCCAGAACTTAGAAGATTTTTTACAGACCATGCAGCACGATATCCCGGAATTGTGCGGGGTAGCTGTGCTGGACCCTCCATGTTTGGTCGTGGTAAGAAACTCGAACGAGCCGATGCTCTCCGTTTACTCAATCCCAAGACAGCACCTCCAGGACCAGTCACCGTTGGCGGGACCTACGGAACAGGGGCGCTCGGACTCAATTTTACGGCTTGTCATACAGTCATTAATATGAGTTGCGATTACAGCTATTATAAAGCTGCACAATCCGCGGCGCGTGTTGATCGACCTGGCCAGCTTTATCCGGTTTCCACATTTGATATCGTGGCAGAAGGGCCACGCGGTCAGAAGACGATTGATCATATCATTGCCAAAGCTCGACGAACAAACGAAGAGTTGGCGTCTTGGACATGTTCAGCGTGGATTAAAGCGCTGACGGAGGAGTGATGAAAACTCACGAGATCACATTGCAAGCTACAGTCCGTGCTTCGGACGATGCGGATGTCCAAGAGATCACCGCGGTTCTAAAGTCACGACTTGAGAGGTTCCCAGCTCTTTATCAAGAAAAAGTCAAAGCAATCCGTGTTGATGCAGTCTCTGTCACAACCGAACAACCCCCAATTTCCACTGTAGTTCCCCTTGTTTGCATGATCCAGAAAGATGGTCTAGGCTCCTGGCATATCTGGCAGAACCATGATGAAATCTGTCAGTGTGGTTTGGAAAAACGCATCGTAATACACGTCTAAAGTTTCTGCTTGCAATCAGTTTTAAACTGTAGTATCATTGTTTTCGTTGGCGGCAGTTACGCCGTCATATTAAAGTCCGGACTTGGCGCTCAGGCGCACCGGCAGAAAGTCGGTCATGCCCGAAACATTCAGTTGGTCAAACGAGCAAGAGCAAATCTTCGCATGGTTCTCGAAGAGCTCTACTTTCGAGCCACGCGGCGGAGAGCATCTCGAATTCGAGAATCCCGATACCGACTACATCGAGATCGATGCAGACGGCCATCTCGTCGTCATCGCCCGCGCTGGCACTGGCAAAACCACGACCATCTTGGAAGGCGCAAAGCGCGCACCAGAGAGGTCAATCTGGGTTGCTGCCTTCGGCAAAGATATTCAGCTCGTCCTGGAAGGCAAGCTGAAAGAAATCGGTGCCCCTCCTCACATCAAAGCGAAGACAATCCATTCTGTTGGATTGAGCTGCATCAGTCGCTATCGTAGCGGAATCAAGATTTCGTTCAACTCAGACCGTGCAGATGCGCTTACCGAAAAGGTCTGTGGCGCAACGGCACCGGATGCGATCAAGCGTCTAATCACGACGCTCCACACCAAAGGTCGCGAAATGACCCCGCACGCTCGCGTGCTTGGGGATCTCACCAATATCGCGATCCAATTTGAATGTGAGCCAGATGAAGAGTGGGCGAATTCTGGCTTCCCGTTGGAATACGTCGAGCAGAAGGCTCTTGAAGCCATGGAGCTCGGCGCAAACATCCAGAACGGTGCAACCATCGACGGCAGTGATATGATCTTCCTGCCGGTGCGCAACCATTGGCTCACGAAGCAGTTCGATCTGATCGTTGTTGACGAAACACAGGACCTCACCGTTACGCAGCTCGAGATTTGTCTTGGCGTCCTGAAGGCTGGTGGTCGCATCTGCTTAGTTGGCGATCCTCGACAAGCCATCTACGCATGGCGCGGTGCAGATTCCAACTCGATGGACCGTCTGCGGGAGGAACTTCACGCGGGTGTCCTCAAGCTCACTACAACCTACCGTTGTGGTAAGGTCATCGTCGAGTTGGCACAGCGCTTCGTACCCGACTTCAACGCTCACGAATCCAATCCGGAAGGTGATATTCAACAGATCCATACGAGCGCGCTCGTTGCAGCCGCTGGCCCCGGTGACTTCGTACTTTCCCGCGTGAATGCGCCGATTGTTGGAATTGCGATGAAGCTCCTGCGCGCAGGCAAGCGCACGAAGGTTCAGGGCAAGGACATTGGCAAGGGAATCGTCGGACTTATCCGCAAGCTCCGGGCACGCAGCGTTCCTGATCTTCTCGTGCGTATCGAGCGATGGGCCGGTCGTGAAACCGAACGTCTGACTGGCCAACTGGAAGCGGCGACCAATGGCCGGAAGAAAATGATCCAGTCCAAGATCGAGGAAATTCTCGACCGTGCTCAGATGCTGGCCGAGCTCGCGGAAGGTGCCAAGAGCATTGATGAAATGACCACTCGCATCGAGGGATTGTTCGTCGACAAGGACAATCTCGGCGACGATGGCGTGATCACGTGCAGTAGTGTCCACAAGGCCAAGGGTCTGGAACGTAAACGGGTATTCATTTTGGCCGACACACTGCGCAACTGGAATATCGAAGAGCAGAACATCGAATACGTCGCGATCACCCGCGCGAAGCAGACGCTCGTGTGGGTTACCGACAATGGTGAACATCTTGGACGATAGGAGGATAGGCCGATGACTGTCAGAGAATTGATCAAAAAGCTTGAGAAGATGCCGCAGGGCCATACTGTCCTGGTAGATCTTCATAGTGAATATACGGATCAAGTCCAACTCGCTTTGATTGAGGCTTATGAGAACGGCGGCTATGTGTCAAAAGCCTACCGTCAAGAAGAAAGGCTCAAAGCCCATGGATATATCGCAATTTCATATAGGAGTGAATGAGCTATGATGACTCCAGAAGAAACAAGAGCCGTTATCACTCGACTTGGCGTGATCAATCATAGTCTCTCGGTGCTCAGAGGAGAAATCGACAGTCATGTCGGTGAGCCGTACGAAACGGTCTATCGGCGCTTAGATGAGGCGTGGGATTTGATTCAGGAGGCGCGGAAGCGCCTCAAACATCCGGCTGTGATCCATGACTAAGACACAAGAGCAATTGATTGAATTCTGTGTTCTAATAGCCGCATCCGCCAAACTTTCGAATCCGATCGGCCGCGGCGTGTGCATGGCTTCACGAATTTTCAATTCTGGTCGTGGTCGTTACAGCAGCCCGACATTTGATGATCATGACCCGGAGTTTTTCGTCAGTCGCACATTAACGCTCGATGCCATGCGCAAGATGCATGAGGAAACTGCAGACCGATGGTTTCAACATTACTATAGCGGAGGATCACTCCGGAAGTTGGGGAGATGATATGATTAACAATGGATTGAAAGTCGGCGACTTCATGGCAAGGCTGCAACGAATGGATCAGGATGAAGAGGTGAAGTTTGACTTCGTCCACTTTGGTCCGACCACATTGGAATCCTATCGCGGCTATTACGAGGACGCCGCCCTCGGCTACGACGAATGTGGTCGGATGCATGGCTCAGGTCAATACAGCTATCCGAAGGTTCGCGAACTCCTCGAACATTTCCAGAAAACCCTCGGTCATGTATTCGAGGGATGGAAGGGTGGGAATGGTCGATCAATCACATTGGGCACCACGCTCTGGGTCGCGAATCCTGGCGAGACTGGCGATACCATCATCGTCGATGTCCAGAAGTTGCTTTATGTGACAATCATCACACGACATAACGAACAAGAAGAAATCTAGGAGGATTCGTGGCACAGCTCAAGTCCTTGAAGCGTCGTTGGACCAAGAATCAACTTGCCCGCCGTGCTGCACGGATGGCGAAGAAGACGCAGACCCGCGAGTTCTATCACAAGTGGGAACGCGAGGACCATGCGAAACGGATGTTGATCCGTGCAGCAAAAGAGAGAAAGAGGATCCATGTCTAAATTCGAAGCACACATCACCATGCCGCGTGACAAGGCCGAAGATGTCGAGAAATGGGCTGAGATCTCCGGCTGGAAATTCAGTCAGATTGATGGCGATCCGCTGATGGGCAAGCAAGCGTATTGTTATCTGACCAACTACGACACTGATGGCAAGCGGCTACTCATGCGAACAGTGACACTCGGCTTGAATCTTCAGGAGCATGGCATTCCTGTTCTTCGTCAAAAGATCGAACAGATCATCTACGATACGAAGACAAACGTCGACGAAATCAACAAGGAGTAGTTCATGAGCAGCACCGACGTTCGAGCCTTACTCGATGAATCCATCGCGAAAGTCAGACAAGCGCAAGATCTACAAGATCAGTCCATTGCACTGCAACAGCAGGCACAAGCGACTGCCGGTGCTGGAGGCTCAGCGCCGGTCATTATGATCGAAGCAGGTGGCTCCTTGCTGTCGACTCTCGAGCAAGCCCCGGTCCCAGCAACGATCGTTGTGTCACCTGAGGTGCTAACAGACACTGGTGAAGAGGACCTAGTGATCTCCAAACCTGTGACGATCATCGGGCCAGCGATCTATGGACAGGTGGATGTCCAAGCGCCAGACGTGAAGCTGATTGGCTACGCGGTGCGCGGTAAACGTCCCGAGCGAGCATTGATGGCCACTGGTCCTCGTCTTGTGTTGCAGGGCGGTGTCTTGCAAGGGAGTATGAGTGGTCAGAGACGTGGCGTGTGGCTGCGGAGCACCGGCTTCCGTATGAGCGATAGCAGCGTGCTAGACATCTTTGGTGTCGGACAAGAGACGCAAGCCGTCGGTGGATGGTCGGGTCTACACGATGTTCTCATTGAGCGTTGCGTGCTGGAAAGCGCGAGTGAGAACATACTCATCGGTGGAGGTGGATGCCCGGTAGCAGCGGATATTCCATCGAACGTGGTGGTCCGGAAGTCCACGCTGCGGAAACCGTTGCAGTGGCGCGGAAAAGGATACAAATGCAAGAACCTCTACGAGCTCAAGAATTGTAAGGGTGCTATCCTTGAAGACTGCAATCTGGACTATTCGTGGGTCGACGGCCAGATCGGTTATGGCATCGTGCTCACGGTGCAGAATCAGGACAAGGACCAGCCCGAGACTACGATTTCGGACGTGATCATTCGACGTAACATGCTCCGTCACTTGGCTGGTGCAGTCCAATTGGACGCACGAGATTATCGAGTAGGTGCGGCATCAGTGCCGATGTCCAACGTCTCATTTGAGGACAATCTGTTCGAGGATATCAGTCCAGAGTGGGGCGCGAATCAGCGAACGTTCCAGTTTGCGCGTGGATTCTCCGGCCTACGGATCCTGCGGAACAGGTTTTCCGGTACGAGCATCCATTCTTTCTTCGACTTCGATGGTGAAGCGGATCTGTGGTCCAATATGATCATCGATGGCAACACATTCTACGAAGGCGCATACGGCATGAAATGCCCAGACGCAGCGCCTGGAATGCCGACGCTCGCAAAATATAGTCCAGGCTATACATGGACGATGAATGGCGTGATCCGCACGGTGCCGAACAATCCGAACGGTATCATTTATCCACCAGGAACAATTCTGATGACAGCGTAACTGACTTGCGTCAACGTTTTAAACGTGGTATACTGGCCGTTCACTAGCAGCAGAGGAGCTGATGGGAAAAAAGGGCAAATACGCACACGTAATTGATCTTCTTCCACGGTCCCTCGGGACAGAGCCAGATTTTCAGGCGAAGGTCAATGGCGTCAAGGCTGCAATCCTCGAACCGAGGGCTCAGAACGATCCTGGCCCATTCACCGAAGAGTTCACAGCCAGCTCCGATAAAGAGTTGAGCATGGACGCGCTTGACGATTTGCTCCTCGAAGTGACAGCGCTTCTGAAGGTGATCAACGACGCACTCATCTGCACTGTTGACGGCCAGCGTTACGCCTCAACCTTCGCCCGTCGATATCGGAACGTCCGCGTGGTCAAGGCCGCTCTCGAAGCGCAAGAAAAGATCACGAATGTGGTCGAAGAGGCCTACAAGCAAGTTCTGGCGGAGCAGTACGAAGCTGAAGGCACGACCAACATCGCGCTCGAGGATGGCGGTTCGGTCCGCACGCAATACGAGCCTCACGCCACAGTCAACGACAAACGGGCAAATCGCATCTGGGCGGTCGAGAATGGGCTCGAGGATTCGTTGGCGCTGCCGTGGCAGACTGTGAATGCGATCGCGAAGGAATTGCTGTTGAAAGGTGAGGAGCCACCAGCAGGCGTGGAACTCACAGCGCGAGTGAAAGTCGTGTATACGAAATAGAGATTGCCACCGGGCGATGCGACACGTCGATAAGGTCGGCGGCTAGTCGACCGCCAGTCTTGAGCTCCAGGATGAGTGGCAAGCGGGGTGACTCCCGTAGGAGCCTGTGCAATCCGGACAGACTAGGCGTCGGTAAAAGCCCGACTTAATAGCCGGAGCGTAGAGCATAAGCCTAGTGCTTTTAGATTATGAAACGACCGGCAGGTTTTTGGGTGATCTGTGAGAAGTGCGGCTTACACCGATTTTGGGATACAGGCTCAAGTCCCGGGAAGCGGCTTGCAGATGATCCGTGTCCAGAATGCAAAGGTCGTTGCTGGAAATTCCGTTCAGATAAGGGAGCGTTGATTGCCTCGCAGTATCCAGCGCCCCGGTTCGAAAGGCGAAAATTTGTTTGATGTCATAGAACGCTCAGAAGTTCAGGAAAATCCTGCGATCTGTGAGCATCGACGTGAAAGGAGGTCTGAGACAGTGTGGCCGGGTGAGACGCTCTCCCGTCTTACTATGACGTGTGAAATGTGCGGCCGAGCGCGTGGACGGTATCCAGGAGAATAGACCACTGCTTTAGGGTCTCAGAGGTCTATCGTTAGGAAGATCCTCAAACACGGAGTAACGAATGGCTGAAAAGCAGAACAAGAACGCATTGGCAACGACCGGGCCAAACGATCTGATGAAGATCGAAGGTGTTGTGGCGGAGCGCCCTGATGAAGTCAAGGTGGGAGACCGCACCGGCACCGAGAACATCACACGCGACGACATGCAGATGCCGCGACTCAGCATCGCGCAGTCGCTCAGCCCGGAACGCGATGAGAGCGACCCGAAGTTCATTGAGGGGTTGATTGAAGGCAATATGTTCAACAACCTCACGAAGCAGATCTATGGCAACGGCCCGGTGCCGTTCATCATCGTTCGTTCGGATCGACCGCGTTGGGTGGAGTTCGTTCCACGTGAACTTGGCGGTGGCGTGAAAGATCCCAACGTCCCGGCCAACGATCCGCGGACCGCATTCCAGGCTGACGGCAAGCCACCGATCGCGACGAAGTTCTACGATTTCGTGATCATGCTCCTCCCCTCACGGGAAATCGTTTCCGTCTCCTTCAAGGGCACCGGCCTGAAGATTGCACGTCAGCTCAATGCGTTGATCGCCATGCGCGGAACGGCGGTGTTCACCGGCGTTTACGCGCTCAGTACGATCATGACGAAGAACGCAAAGGGGCGATTCGCAATCCCGCAGGTCAAGAACGCCGGCTTCGCCAGTGGCGAACTCCTCGATTACGCGAAGAAAACGTTCGCAGCGGTCGCCGACAAAGCGATCAAGTTCGAGGAAGAGCTCCCGGCGGATGCGGATACGTTCGACGCGGAAGTGCTCGAACGTGAAAGTGTCGCCGCGCAGACGGGTAACGTTCAGGGGATGTAACAATTCGCCAGTGGCTCGTTGTCGGTAGCCCTAGTCGGTGAGATAATCACCGCAGACACTACTGGGAAGAGGGGCGACGCAATAACGGTAGATATTCCCTTCAGTGGGACCCTGAACTGCCCTAGTATGCCAACCAAAATTCCTCGGCGAGCCACTGGCGTTCGTAACCGTCCGTGAAAGTTGCCGGTAGCCGTCGGTTGATCCGACGGTCGGCGAACGTCACGGCGCAGGGGTCACGCAATCCATGGGTTGCGTGGCCCCGAACCTTATAGGAGCAGATCATGACTAAGGGGACACATTGGACGCCTGCAATGAAGCGCAAGGCGACACGAACTCGGAAGCGCAATGCAGCGAAAATCGCTGCGGTGCGAGCAGAGCGCGAACGGAAGAAAGCAAAGGCAGCGAAAGAGGCTGACTCACTCTATCAAGAGCATCTCGCTGGGATCGATCACGAAGTGGAAGAAATGGCGAAGCAAGAGGCGGCACGTAACGTCAAGCCGATTCTTACTGAGACAACCATCCAGCGTTGGAACGATCGCAGCAATATCGAGATTCGACGGCAGCTCAACGCGCAGAATGGAATTGAATCGATGCTACGTTTTGAGATCAATCACATCGATGATACACGCGGAGAGCTGATGGGAAAACTGAAAGAAAGTGAGCAGATCCGCGATGGGCTGAACGCTGTTCTGAATTCACGGCGTGCGTAGAGATCGACCTGTGAGTAAGGCTCGCTAAGCCCGAGGCCAGAACGTCCGGTGACCGTGATCCATCCGGCAACAAAACGCGGTTCAGATCGTGGCACTAAGCTATTCGGGCAGAGAACTAAGGACGCTCATAGGTTGTGAGGTTTTCCCGGATCTTCCCTCGTATACGAAAAAGATCCGGGTCGAGTTTGAGCTGCGCAGAGGGTGCCCTTCCTACCCGTCCCAAGTGAGGTCGGTTCCGCTCTCTTCTACCGATTCCAGAAAAGAGAGTTGGGTCTTCCCGGTTCGTCCTATCCCCACGAACCGGGTGCAAATTTATGGACCTTGCCCAAGCTGGAAAGCGTAGCCATGATTCTCGTCAGGCCCGAGGTCCTAGGAGCCGGAGGCGCAACGAAATCAATATGCCGGGTTCAATTCCTGGGAGGTCCACCCAATGAAAATCAAATTACGTGAAGTTAGGCTCTTAGATGAGGCTTTACAGCGACTACGTCCAAAATTTTTATATGACATACAGCAAGCTGTCGCAGAAGCCTTAAAGCGAGAGACTCGACCGAAACGCTCTCTGATGCTTTGCAATCATGCCAATGAAGTTCCGGCGGTTTGCACCTGTCCGCCGGAATGTGAATGTCACGATACCGATATGGCCCCATGTAGAAAGTCAAAAGATGTCATCATTCTGACCGCGGAGCAGAATTTTATCAGGAAGATGCACAATGCACTGTTCAGCGGCAAAGTAATTCCAATTCCGAATAGTGATCATTTTGGTACAGTGATCAAACTCGAGGAACGAATAGATCTTGGTATCATCAGTTGTCGAATAACAATGCAACCGATCCATGAGAGGCCACATGCCAGAAACCGCAATCGTCATAAGAATACAAGAAGAAATCGTCGCACGCGCTCAGGAAAGAAAAGAACATGATATGTTTGGCTTCGAAGCTGGGGAATATCTGAACTGCCTCGACTACGAGCATCTCAAGCCTTTCCTCAAAGCAGATCTAACTGCAGAAGAAACTGAAGTCGCAAAGGCAATGCAAGTCATGCCTCTGGAAGCGATTGACCTTACTGCCAAGGAATATATGGCATTCTGGCTCGAGAAGATCGAGAACGAACGTGGACTCTCGGTTTGTCGGGCCACGGCGCATTATATCGCCTGGAAGTGGCTCTTGGGCCACGAGGACTCTGACACATTCCCCGGTTCGATCAACGGTGGCGATGGCGGTTGGTATCAGCGCACAGCCTACGAATACATCAAGAGACAAATGGACAGTGGCGAATGGGATAAACTCAACGCCGCGGCTCGCGAAAAGGCTGTTCGGAAGTAGTTTCACCCACTCCATGCGCAAAGCTGCCAAAACGCGCCAAATGCGCGGTATTTTGACCCACCTGGGAGGCCGTAGGCGGCATTTTGACCTTGCCCCTAATACCCTAGCATGGGGAGCGTTTTTCGCCAATACAGGGCAACGTGGAACGCCGAGCTTGTAACTTGTTGTAAACAAAGGGTTTAACGCATGGCAGAGCAAGGTTCAAAAGGTCCGCGTTCATTGGTACTGGTAAGCACTACCCTGCCCCGTCAATATGAACTTGAATTAGAGGCAAAAGGCTATAGAGCTCAATATACGATTATCCTTGACCAAGCGGGTTCTCGATATATTGCCTACTATGCAAATCCCCGAACCAAGCGAATAGTTGAGATTCAGCGACCCAATTCGCGCAAACAGAAACTCGCGGAAAAGAATCATGCAAAGCTGAAGCGTCTAGGCTGGCGTGTTTCAGCAATCTTCCTCGAACAGCTTAACTTAAAGTTTGCAGCCGATGCATGGTCTCGGATATTTGCGGACTTGTAATCAGTTTTAAACTGTGGTATATTACTGGCATGAAATATGCAAACCTTTTCACACGTCGTGGGGCGCTAGGTGATAAGGCGCTCTTGCATCTTAGCAAGATCTACGAGACAAGAAGAGAGGCGGAGCACTACAGCGACGTTATACCCGATGCAGGCTGGGAATTCGTTACGACACTAGAGATTCGTAACACATTATCGGAACAACGTCAAGATGCAATCTACGCATTATTCACAGACCGAGACAAAAGATGGCCAGTCTGCATCTGCGGTGAAATTGCGCAGCAGCATCCGTTGAACAATCGTGACAAATGCAGACAGTATCGGCCTAGTAAGCCACTCACTCCATTGCAACAGGCGCTTACAGACGAACGAGGTCAGTAATGTTCTTTCCACTGATGATGGCCCGGCCTCTGAAGTCCGATTTCATTCTTGAGCCGGATCAATGGGCGGCTGAAGAGAAGTTTGACGGGATCCGCATTCTTGCGCATGTCGAGGGAAAATCCGACGACCTCTTCATGGATAAGAAGGTCACTCCGTGGTCCCGCTATGGCATCATTCATCCACTACCGACCCACATCCTCGAAGTGCTCGCAAAGTTACCAGATGGTTGGTACGACGGTGAGATATTCGTACCCGGTAAACGTTCCTACGGCACAACGGAAATCAAGAACCAATCCGAAATGATTTTCGTGATCTTCGACATACCACACCCGCCTTCCTTTGCACAGCCTGATTTAAGCTACGATCTTCGACGTCTAGGATTATTACATCTTGCAGAGAAATACGGGCTTTACAATTCAGTCTGTATCGCGGCCTCCACACAAGTTAATACCTGGGACGAAATCTACGCACTTCGAGATGCAGTCTGGGCGCGCGATGGTGAGGGATTGATTCTCAAGCAGCGCGATTCAATCTATCAGATTGGGAAGCGGCCGAAGACGTGGCTCAAGATCAAAAAACTTCAGCATGCGACGCTAACAGTGACCGGATTTGTAGCCACGAAAGGTCTGATCATTGATCGTGGGCCTTGTGCGATTGTTCTGCTGCGTGATGACGAAGGAAACGAAACCGCGGTGAAGACCAAGAATGACGCAGAGTGTCTTCGCCTTGCGAAGCTGCATAGCCAGACACAAGTTCACCCTGAAGTGGGCCGTCGGCTGTGTATCGAATATCAGGAACGAACGCCGGACGGTAACTACCGGCATCCGCGATGGGATCGATGGGAGGATGAATAATGTTTCCGATTGGCACACATATCAGAACGACATGGAACGATAAAGAGCACGGCACCATCGTAGGTTACGGTGCGATTTGCTGGCCGCACAGCGAGAATTTCAGTGGTGATGGTGGAGTCATGCATCCGGTCTATCTTGTCCAGATGAACGGTGTGCCGGGGAGCAATTCTCGCGAACGTGCCTGTGTCGCATTTCGTGCAGACCGTGTTGAAGAGGTGAAGTAATGCCGATATTCAAGAATCGTTCACAGCACGTCAAGGTCTTTCGGCCCGGCGGATTGCGTTATGCCGAGGGTCGTGCAATTACAGTCAATTATGCGATTGCCTCAGCACTCGCGAATTTCTACATGGAATTCGGTGAAGTTCCAAAACAGTCGTATACTGTATTTGAGGTGATTGGTACGACTGGCCAGTGGATTGCGCAGGTATTTGAAGTGAAGGAAGATCCGAGCAAGGAGCCATTTTAGGTGAGGGCCGCGAGTCCGAGCATCGAGTGCCAGAGGCCGGGGCAGCCTCTGTTCCCAGCAACGATCTCGAATTGCGCGACCCTCACCTAATTGTCAGCCTAGCTCTGCGGATGCGCCGCGAGCCAAGCCTCGTCTTTTGCCAACGACGAAGCGCCCGCCACTTGATATGCAGAGATCACTTCCTCATCGGATGGTTGCGGAAGATCCGGATTGTTTCTCTTGAACAATTCCTTCGCAAGCTTGATGGCTTGCGGAAGGAGCTGAATCGCGATGTTCACGAGTAGTGGATTCATGTCAATCTCCTCAGCTTGATGTCCAGTTGACTACGGAATCTGCGCAAGAATCGTCTTCGCCAGTGCGATATATGGCGAGAGGAGTTTCTGCGTATTCTCGGACAGGTTCTTGATGGTTTCGTCGAGTCCCGTCGTAACTGTAGTTTTCCAACCGGCTGGCATCGCCATGATTGTCTTGATGGCCGATTGATGATAGAGCACAACCTTCCTCGTGTCTTCCGTAGATACGAGCGGTGGAGTCTGCTCATTCGCCGAAATCGTGATGTCGCGCAGCAGGTCGAGAGACTTGATTACCTGCGTGTTGACATATGCGATCTTTGCTTGCGGCGAGAGATTCGGCGGCACGTTCGACGAACATGCTGCGATCCCGAAACTCATCACGAGGGTCGTGATGAAAATCAATCCCAGAATCGCATTCTGTTTCCGACTGAAGCACAGCAACTGCGTCATTTCTATCCTCCCTGATGTCTGTATTTGAGACGACGTTTCCGTTCTTCTTCACTCCAAACTTCACGACGATCGCTTTGTGTTGGAATCAATTTCTGATGTCTGTATTTGAGACGACGTTTCCGTTCTTCTTCACTCCAAACTTCACGACGATCGCTTTGTGTTGGAATCAATTTACCGCCGAGAAATGTTGCGATAACCGTAGAAATCTCAAGGAGGATCTTCCCCACAAATTCAGGAGTATAAATCGCATTCCAGGATTGAAGCTTTGTGATCTCGTTACCCGCGAGACCACACATCATTCCTAGGGCGGCAAAGAATACTACGTATCCGGTGAAAGTCCTCAATAGTCACCTCCTTAGTGGATGTCTCCGACGACCGTATACGCGCGCATCGAATTCATCACACCGGGGAGCAAAAGGTCTTCACCGGAGTCGAGATCTGTTTCGATAACTAATTCTGCGAGTTCTGTATCGTAAACCCTTACCGTGCAAGGCCATGTCGCACGAAGATGCGCCATGTTCTTGATGCCTGCTGGAGTGCAGACGAAATGCGCTCCTTCGATTGCACAGTAGTTCTTGTTGACTCCACGTTCGTTTGGATTAATGGAATCGCCTTCCCAGAACTCTTGCGAGGGTAGTGGATGTTGCTGTAGTGGCGGACGCCAACCATCATTCGCTTTACGCCAGCCCTCTACTCCAATCGGGAGAATTGAATCAGCTTTTCGGACAACACGCATGACTGCATCGATGCCAGGCATTTCCCAGAGATTCGCAGTGCGGTGTCCACCTCCAGCGTTATTGTTCGGGATACCGTAGACGCCTGCTGCATTGTGAATAACATAGGAACCTGCACCACATATGATCCCGACAAGTCGGTCGTGAGCCAGCTGGAGTGGGTTCGAGGACGGGGACACACTGGAACCGGGACCTTTTGGCTCGCCTTGCGAACATGGTCCGGGGAATTGCTTGACATCCCAAGGTTGACGGACGAAGCGCCAGTCCAGATCTCCGTAGCTGCGGTCAAGATGGACAGTTGTCATATTGGAGCAGCCAAGCGCAAGTTCGTTATACTGCTCCATAGTCGGAGGATTCAAGCAAGACGAAACTGTGAGCACGCCAGTTGCCATGAGTCGCCTTGACATCTCCCGGACTATGCCTACATCCGGAAGGTTATTAAACGACTCATTAACCGCTTCAGCATAGAGTATCTTATGCTTACGGTCTCGGATAACATTACATACAAGATCCGTAGTATGAAGAGGGTCCCAATGACCGCCACCCCAGATAGTAGCAATAGTCCGCATACCACACTGGTCATACGTCCAATCAATGAGCTCCGCGAGAACTTGCTGATAGTCCGGCCATGTTGGATCATTTTCATTTCCCGGCCAGCCTACCGCGCAGAGAATTCGATTGGCGTCAACCTGATAGCTTGCAGCCCATTCGATATTCTTCTTTATTCGGTCATTCTCGAATTTCCAACCCCTCGGTGCCCAGAACAGAGTTTCACCGAGCGGATAGAAAAATCCTTCGTTATCTTGAAATGAGCGGCCCGCCGCACGGACGATGCCGCTACGTACGAAAGGGCGGCTACCCGCCTTTTCCAATGTTCCCATATCGCTTTCGAATGCGACTGAATTAGTGACTGGATTGATGCTCGTGAGACGTAGGATTCCATGTTCCTCTCGAGCAATATAACCATCGGCTTCGAGATAACGGGTGCAACCAACTCCATTCGGGACACTGTCTGGAATTGTGACGACGAGCGCTGGAAGATCAGCAACTGTATCGTGAACTGCTTCCATGATTTCACCGTTATCGCTACGTAGGCGCATACGTCCGATAACTCCCAGTTCTTTTGGTGTCAGAAAATAAACATATCTCATCTGAGCTCCTTACCAGAAAAATCCACCACCGATACTTGTAACAACGAAGTTAGCACTGCTCGTGAATGTATGAAGCCAATCGCTGCCAACTGTAGAAATTGAGCCACCCGTTGCGATTGCATAGCCTTTCTTGAAGCGAATGTAGACTACACCAGATGCGCCATTCCCACCATTAAATCCGTAGGTTCCAAAGATCGGTGCTCCGCCTCCACCGCCGCCAGTATTCGCAGTTCCGTCAGAAGCGTCAGCTGCGCCACCACCTCCACCAGAGCCCTGTCCACCATTTCCACCAGTGACGTTAGAACCATCTCCACCAGTCCCACCGCCACCGTTTACTTCACCAGAGCCGCCGCCACCGCCGCCATATTTAAGTGATGATCCGGTAATGTCAGAAGTAATACCAGCACCACCGAAGCCGCCGACGTTAGTTGCGTCTTGTTCAGCATTCCGTCCGTTAGCACCTGCTCCGCCACCACCGCCACCAAGAATTCGTTCAAAGGCTGGATCACCATTTTGAACACGACGACCTTTGCCGCCGTTTCCACCTTGAGAGCCAGTTCCACCGTTTTCATCGATATCAAATCCAGTGACTACCCAATCACCTGCACCACCGCCGCCTGTTCCTCCATTGAGACCCGCGCCACTCGTTCCTTTTCCGCCGCCGCCACCGTTACATGTGAATCCGAATGCAGACGAGTTATTTCCAGTTCCTCCATCACCAGAGCCACCCGCAACGCTTGCACCGACGACTATCGAATAAGTCCCCGGTGCAAGATCTAGCGTCGTATCGCTGACGAAACCGCCGCCACCACCGCCACCGGCATCACTCCCGCCAGCGCCACCGCCAGCAACGATAAGTCTGCGAAAGAGGCCAGCCATTATGCCTCTTGTGCAGCTCCAATCAAATAGTGCGCAACGCCAGCTTTGTACATGAAAGCCAGATGCAACACTTTATTGATAACTGTAGTTGTCGGTAATGCAACGCCTCCGGGTTGATAAGAAGTCCCCCAGGATAAAGACCGTGCAGTTCCGTTATCTTTGATACGGAAGAAGAAACGATAGCCATCAGGACCTGGATTCGCCATGTTATTGACTGTTAGACCTGCTGCAAGTGCAGTATATTCATAGATCTCAAATGCGTTATTATCTGGCGTTAGAGACGATGCGGAAGCGGCAGTGCTGAGACGGCCACCGGGCTGGAATGTCGCAATTGTGCCATCACTACGCAAAAAGTAACCAGCAGTGCCGATCGCATTTGGCAATTCCCAACTGGCCCATTCGAGACCATTTCCAGCGTTGTTCACACGCCAGAATCGACGAGCTGCGCCGATTGCAGTCCGGGCAAGCGCGGTTGATCCACCACCAGTGATCATATCATTCGCAGCTTGGGAGGCAATTGCAATGCCACCGCCACGGAGTTCAACCATGTTCAACTGAACTTGATTGTTCCAAAACGATGCTGTCATCAATTGCCCAGCGATAACAGGATCTGGTGTCGTCCAAGCCATTATGACCTCTAGTCGGGTAAGCCGTGGTCGCGATTTTCTCGTTTCAGTGTTTCGATGTCTTCGCCCTTTTGTGGGAGAAAATTACGATTCCACTCTAATCGTTTCTCTAGGACAGCCTCGATAGCTACGAAGTTCGAGGGAATAATTACGTTCGTGTGGATACGGCCACACTCCATGCAACCAGCCATTTTCCAATCTGGATGCACCATGTTTGCAGCACCGCATTCACAGATAATAATCCATTTATTGTTGCTGATATATGCAAGAATTGGTGTCGTGATGTCATCCGGAAATTGTGGCTTCCGGCCAGTCCGAGCCTCCCGAAATTCCATAGTCTTCGCTATGAGATTTCGATAAGCCTCGGGTGTCACAAGGGTGAGCCCAAATGGGTTATATTCGTGAAAGTCTGCAGGTCTTAGAATCATACAAATCCAAAATAAGTGTGGTCCCCAACTTCACCATGACTAGCAATACCCATCTGCCAGACTTCACTGAAGAATGATGTTGCTGCAAGACCCAATGTGCAAGTAATCCAAACAGGCTCCGCAACTTCAAGTTGGACGCTCTGAATGAATAGTGCTGCGGCGATAAGCCCTGTTACTGTCTCAGTGACAACTATCTTCTGGCCGATCTGACCTGATAGTGCAGCGAGCATATGGGCGTCTTGATAGTTCGCCTGGAATGTGAGCGAAAATGCTTGATTACCAAGCAGCTCAAATTGGAATCGAATATAGTCTGCAATTCCCTTCGCGACATTATAATTGTTTTGATACTTCAAATCGATATCAATATCACGTTCACCATATGATTGAACGCTTATGGATTCTACCGTGATCGGAGAGAAATCGTAGAGTCCTTTTCCTCGAATTTGCAACTTCGTTAGGAATACAGCGCCAGCATCGTTATTTGTGATTGTGAACTTCGTCGTAGATGCAAAACAATCACCAGTTGGATTTGCTACAGATCCAGTGGTAACTGTAACCTGTGCAGTTTTATTCGTACCACTATCGTCAGCTAACGTATTCGCAGTCCAATCAGTTCCAGAAACTGGCGTGACCTGTGCTGTGCCACCAATCTTAACACTAGGCTCTGAGGTCTTGTAGTAATCGCCCCAAACGATGATGGTCTGTCCGGGAGAGATTACTGGTGGATCACCAGTTTGTGCGAAGAGGACTGTGGTAGCTAACGCATCTATTGTTTTTGGATGATACGTCGCACGAACATGATTAAAGACACCATCGAGTGTTGTCGGAACTACTAGTCCGACCATATCATCATTGAATGTAAAAGATGTCGCAACTAATTGCCTAGCATTACGATTTTCATAACGATAGACCCCGTCTGGCCCCATATGCCCAAATCCAATGGAGCTCATGATCAGATCGAATAGTGGATTGTAAACTCTATCACCAGCACCGAGCTCAGCAAATGCAAATGGAGAAAGATCTAAGCCAGTATCGAGATTCAGGCCTAGCGGTTGTGTCGTTGGGATGAGCGCTTCGAGAGCTGTCCGTTGTAGGACATCCTCATTTTGATTTGTCTGGAGTTTCACATTGCGCAAATCATTTTCAAGAAGATCATCCATCAAATCATGAACACGAATTCTCACAAGCTGAGATGCGTATCGACCTGGGATCGGATCAATAGCAGCAATTTTGCCGATGAAACGCTGATAGTCAGTTCCACTGTAAGTGAAGACGACTCGCGTGAGCACGCCGTAGTTAAAACCAGAACGATGGCTCAAATGACTCGGAGAATAATAGCCTTGTGTTGAAGCTGAGTTACCCGCATGATTTTTCAAATTGAAAGTGAGGATTCCAAGATCGGCCATCCTATCTTTTGGACCATTGGCACTAATTCCCCATTTCAAATTGAGCTTAGCAGAATGTGCATCAAGATCGCTAGAAATATCAGTCCATAGAGAAGAATTACGCAGAGCAGTAATCTCTGTGGACGACAGTTCTTTTGCATAATAGATCAGATCATCCATGGAACCAATAAAGCGAAGCGGTGTCCCAGCCTCATCTAATCGTCCGATATACGCATTGGGTGAGGTTCCTCCAATTGTGCCAGCGGCAGCAGTGGCTGATTGGACATTCGTTCCGTTCACCCAGATCTTTACTTTATTCGCGCCAGTTGTTCCATCCCATGTGAAGGCGCAATCGTATTCATTGCCGTCTGCGTAACCTGCAGAAGTTACAAAATCCCAGAGCGTTGTGCCACCAGATGTGAAAGCAAAAAAGCGGAGTTTCCCAGTGGTCTGCTCAAATGAAATTCCATAGCCACGATTTGCGTTATTGAATTTCGCATAGATGACGCGTTGGGCTGCGACTGATGCACACTTCAACTTAGAAACATACAGCGAGAATGCTGTTGCTCCTGGTTCGAGAGTTGTGGGGTCGCCAAGCGCAATCTCACTAGTGGACCCACCGAATGTGAAGCCACCACCACCTTCTGGATTTCCGTTCAGAACACCTTTCGTAATATCACCAGTTATGGTCCCATGCGTAACGAGCATTGTATCTCGAGCAGAAGTCCCGGAACGTTCAGACATTCGCCACCAACTGATAGGAGTGGCGTTATATGCCTTTTGTCGAAATGACCCACCGAGGGCCATCTCGATTTTCATCGTTGGACTAACAACACCCATTATGCTTTCGCCATTGCGCTCATCGTTGCTTTCGCCAGTAGATTCGGAATTGTAAACTGGAAGTCTCTCCGAAGACCCTCTACTTCAGAAGCAACTTTATCAAGTTTCAGTTCTGTTTGTTTCGAGACCCCACCTCCGCCTTTTGCAGCTTCACCGAAATGGACACGTTCTGGGCGACCAGTTTCACCTGCCAAGAACATTGTCGGTCGAGATACGATATACTCGCCACCGAATGCCTGTTCCGAAGGTGGAGGCTCGTCTGGACTTGGATAGTTTGGAGCCGGTGGCGGCGGAGGAATATTTCGCATCCCATCACCAGCCCGTCTAATCGCATCGACCAATTCATTCATCTTATTAACAAGAGCGCTGAGCCCTTCTAGGAGCTTCTCGTTAGCAGTCTTACCGATGTCCTCCCAGATACCAAGTTCCTTAGATTGGTCGATTAACATTTGCAGATTTGCATCCAATGGGATGCCGAGTTCTTTCGCGCGCTGTTCTGCCTTATGCAGAAGATCTTGCATGAGTAACAAGGCATCTTTCGTAGTCCCTCCGAAGCTCGCGACTTGGGCTTGGAGCTGCACATACATATCGTATGCACTGCGCTGCATCGCATCAAATGTGTCTTTATTCAACATCCCCAATTTTGCCAAGATATCCATTGAAGAGATCAGTGCATCGATTCCAGCAACTAGCGTTGGATTCTTTGCAATGACCTGATCAACGATCATCAGCATATTGAGGAATGCGTCATCGACAGGGATCTTAAGGCGCTTGTAAGCCTCAATCAACTCCTGTATACCATCATGATTCATTTGTATTGCTTCGCGCAATGAATAACCAGCTTCGAGTGCTGCATTGATTGAAGCAACAGCGATGATTCCAAGATCTCGCAACTGCTCTTTTGTCTCGGGTATGATTGCTTTCGCGATAGCTGAGAAATTCGTTCCCAGCTTCTTGATCATTTCCACAACTTCATTCATCTGTTCTTGATGATGTTTCAATGTAGCATCTAGTTCTTTAGTAGCAGCCTCCCATTCTTTCGTGTTTTTTGCAGCGAGTAGATGTTGGGTGATGAGCTCGCCAGTAGGCCCAAGAATCTTTACTAAACTTGCATGGAGAACATCTAGACCTCCGCGAGCAGCAATAAAAGCATCACGGAGATCATTAGTTTTTCTCGCTTCTTGGCCAGCTTTGATCCAACCATAGACCGCACCAACTCCAGCGCCAATTGCAGCGCCCCACGGTCCAAAAACAGAACCGACTGCTGCGCCTTGCATTGCGAATTTCGCAGCACTGACCGCAGCCTTATCAGAGGCTGGAATGAATTCAGCGAGCATTCCAAGCATCTGTCCGAATGCCAATGTGTGCGCATTCTTAACGCCACTGCCCCAGATATCGATAATTGCCTTTAGATTACGGAGCACACCAGCAGTCATCGTTGCCCATTTATCACCGACGACTTCGAGAGCGCCAACTACAAGATCCAAATTGTCGCGCCAATTCCGAGTTCCGTCGGCAAGATGTTGTGCATCTTGCCACATTTTCTTGAATTTCGCAAGCGTCTCAGCGCTGAATTTATCACTATACGCTAACATCTCATCATAGATACGCTTAGCGTCATTTGCGTGCGCTTGCTGCGCAGCAGACGAATGTGACCATACTTCTTTGTATCTTTCAACGGCATTTTCAATTCCACGGAGGCCAGTCTGATCTAACCAATTCGCATAGTCAATCCAAGCCTTATGTTCGCTCTCGATAAAATCGAGATGCGCCTTTTCCATCACTTTATACTGACGTTCCACCTCCGCAATAGCCCGCTCACCATTGAAATCAAGGAAATAAGCCTTTGTCTTCCAACGCTCAGCTTCTAATCTAAGATCCTCATCGATATTATCTTTAACTGCTTTGTTATAGCGTTTCAGAGCCTCGGCTTGCTCTCGAATTGAAGCGATATTCTCATTACCAGCCTCTGTCACTTTGCCAAATGCATCAACGACGCGCTGTAATTCAGGTGTAAGTTTCTGACCTTGTGCCTGAAGGAGCTGCGCTTGCTTAGCGATGCGTTCGAGGACTTCTGGCGGTAGCTTGCCAGCCTCACCAAGCTCACGCATCACAGTCTGAAGGTCCTGCATGTCCTTGATAAGACCAACACCGCTGATCTGATCTTTCAGACGTTTCAGAGCTTCAGCATTTGCATCGAGCGCGGGGCCAACTTCACCAGCACGACGTTTTGTATTCTCTTGGACTGAATTCCATAGATCTTGGTCAGTTGCAGCTTGATCGACCAGACCGAGCCATCGCTGTAATTTCAGACTAGCATATTCAATATGGTCTGATATGCCAATCCAATCACCGATCATTGGGCCAATCTTCCAACCGGCCCAGACTGCTATGAGAAATCCAAGAACATGCGCTAAGCCAAGTAAGACTGTTCCAGCTGTCGTGCTAGCAGCGTTCAACGCCCAAACACCAATCGTGTTCATGGCCACCGAATTCGTGAACGCTTGCCAGAGGCCAATGACAATCGGAAAACCACGGGCGATATTGCCAAAGGCTTGCAATAAAGATCCGAATGCAATAAGGAGCGGGCCGGTGGCCGCAAGAAGTGCAAAGAATGCGATGACTACGAGCTGTGTTGTTGAGCTCAGCTCACCGAAAGATTTAACAACACTATTTATGATTGGAATGAAACCATTGAGAAGCTCAAGAGTCTTTTTGAATACTGGCATCAGCGAAACGCTCAACGAGATGAACGTCCCCTCAATACCAGCCTTCAGCTGATTCCACATGAACTCTTGCGTAGGCGTAATCTGCTCAAAGGCAGTTCGAAGTTCGCCAGTTGCGCTGGCCATCCGCTGAACTTCTTCTGTATAGGTCTTAGCCTGAGCTCCGGTAACTGACAAAATATTTTTCAGAGCTTCAAGTCGACCAACGACATCGATCAGATTGTGCTCTTGACCTTTGAACGCATCTTTCAATTCAAGAAGCGTTGCAGCAAGACCCTTTTCTTTGATCTCAGCACGCAACTGAGCATAGGACATATTCACAGTCTTAAGGGCATCCTCACCACGCTTTGTTTCTCGTGCGAGCGCCGCAAAGACTGATGCAAGAGATGTGACTGCTTCAGAAGCTGGGACACCAACCTTCGTGACAGTTGCAATATTTGCGGCGACCTCCTCAAAACTGATTCCTAATTGTGCAGCAAAGGGAACTACATTAGCGAGAGTTGGCGCGAGCTCTTTGGCTTCTGCACCGCCATCGCGAACCGCACGTGTCAAGATATCGCCAGCTTTAGCCGCATCTATATTTGAAGATCCGTATGAATTGATTACTGCGGTCAGCGCGCCGGCGACATCTTTTGCATCGCCCATTCCTGCAGCCGAGCCCATCGCTGCAACTTCAAGAATCTCTAAACCAACTGATGTATCTCGCGTGGTCGACGAAACTTTATACATCGCCTCCGCCAGCGCATTTGGCCCAATGCCAGTCGCCGGACCAAGTTCGAGGATACGGTCTCGGACTCCGCCAAGTTCCTCTTTAGAAACTCCTGCTAACGACACTAGTCGTGTCGTAGCAGCTTCAAATTCACCGCCAAACTTGAATGTCGCAGCGGTTGCCGCAACGATTGGAACTGTGAAGGCAGAGGACATCAGAACCCCTGCCTCACGGAAACCACGACCGAGGAGTGTTAATTGGTAAGCAGCGGTAGAAGTTCCACCACCGAATTGAGTGACATTCTGCGCAGCTTGATTAAGCGCAGGTGACATCTCGTCTCGCAACCGCAAGACTGCTAAGAGATCGCCTACGCTAATCATTGGACTCTTGCGCCTTTAGCTTTCTTTCCATTTCTTCGCGCGCGAGCTCGAAATGGATCTGACGAACACGCTCAATTCCTGGCGTATTCGGGCGTTTACTGGCGTCCTCTATCTTCTGGCTTTCTTCGTATTGCTCCTTAGCTCGTGCGTAAAAGCGAAGATCCAAAATTCTGAACAGCAGTCCACCGACATCATTGTCAATTGCCTCGATTGCCTCTGTAGGTAGACAGTTGAATTCTTCGCAAACGATGCTAATCAGCCACTCTTCAGGCGCTTCGTCGTTTCCGTTTAGGAACCGATGGAAGCGCTTGAGGCGTTTTTTGCGTCACTCTTCGTTTCAGGACGACTGAACTTGAATATTGCTTCCGCGATGTATTTCGCGGTCGGTTCGTCAAGCTCGTCCAGGCCGTTGGTCACGCCATCTTTGCTGATCGCAACTGGTGGAACCTTGTAGGTCCACGAGACGACACCGAGTCGCAACAGCGTATCGCGATCATAGCTGTTGATGTCAGCCTCTTGCGTATCCTGCATACGCTTGAGTTTGTCGGTATCGTTATCTTGCAGGGCACGCAGAAGTTCAGCGCCGAGTTCCTTCATGAACCCGACGCCTTCACTCTGACGAGCCTTCTGAGCTTCACGAAGATTCTTGTGGCTCAGTTTGCGGATGACGACTGTTTCGTTTTCTCCTGGGATGAGAAGATCTGTTGTGATGTTCGTGACCAACGCCATGCTAATCCTCCTATTAGAGTAGCCCCGTTACTCTCAGACGACGCTTACGACCAGACGCCCGTTGACTTCTGGCGGACGGTTGCGGTGTATTCGGTCAAGCCATCGCGCTTGAGCCCGACTTCGTACTTGGCGAGATGCACGGTGATCGTGAAGGTCTTGCCAGTAGCAGCAAGGATCACGAGCACACGCCCCACACTCGCGGGTGAAATGTCGCCCGCAGCGATCTGGAAAACAACGTGCGGGCCTGTCAGCGCGTTGTCGTCGAAAAAGCCACCGATCGGAATGTCGGCCACCTTTGTCAAACCGATTGGCGTATGTGATTCCGTGCTGACGCCAAACGGATTTGACTGCTGTGTGATTGATTCGATTGACAAGCCGCCAATCGTGGTCACGAATGGAGTAATGATCCGAGCCGTGCCGCCCGGTGCATCATCGATTGTGACGGTGACTTCTGATGGTGAATGCTTTGCCACTGTGCACTCCTTAGTTGTAGAAGTTGCGTGCGAAACCCGAGAACACGTCGATGCTCCCTGAACCAGTAACGTCACCGTTGAAGCTCAAGTAGCGATCAACGATTCCGCTCGCAGTAAGCCGTTGTTTATTGTTGATTGCAGTCACGTTTGCGAATGTGACCAATGCTGCATACGTGCTGTCATCCGGTGAGTGCATGATTTTTCCGACAAATCCAGTGAACCCGGAGAATGCTGGAACTTGCTGATATCCAACGCCACCACCGGAGGTGCTGGCATAGACAAACGTTCCGTCGTTGCCAGTCCCCGTTGATGCTGACGTATTGACGGGGACACTGAAGGTTGTCGCTGAAAGCACCGTCACGATCTGTTGACCGTTGATCGCTGGACCAGATAGCGAGTTGCCAGAGATGACTATTCGCTGTGTGCTGATCAGACCATGTGGCTTCGCAGTCGTGATGACACAGGGATTGGCCTTCGTTGAGCCAGTAATGTCTCCACCACGATTCATCTTGTCCAATGTGTTGTCCACTGGAGCATCTGGCGCGTTAGCACCGCCGGTCTTCGTATCCCAATCGGCAGTGAAGGTTGCTAAGTGTTGAACGATAACACCTTCGTCAACAGCACCCGAAACCAAATATTCCACATCTGCTTCGGTCATCCCTTCGTTGGCATCGAGGATCGTATATTTCTGCGAATAGGCTCCCTCGAAGCCCATGAAATGATTGCCAATGGTATTGGTCTCGATAGCCGCGCAGACGATTCGACTGATCCCGACGACTGTGCTCAATGCACCGTGGAGCGCATCGGTTGCGGTATCGAAGAAACCCTTGCCGACGCTGAGAGCACCGCGGACTATACCAATCGGAGTATGGGACTCATTTCCAGTCCCGAATGGATGGGTCTCCTGAGTAATCGATTCTTCACCCATTGACACCGAGTCCATGATCGACGCAGCGAGATTGTAACCGTCGACCAGGAACACTGAAAATTGCGAGCCTGCGTATTTACTCATGAGTCACTTCCTTCTGTTTCGCAGGTCCTACAGTTTCTTCCACGAGGATCCAACCCCGATCCACGTAAAGGTCACGTGTGCTTTCCGGCATGTCGGAACAATCCTGACCTTCGGTAACCGTTTTGTAGGTCACCAATTTTTTCTGGTCTTCAGTCAGATTGCGTCGACCACCAACGTGTTCAATAATCTGCTGACTGCGTTTATCAGCAGGATAATTGAATTCGTGTCCGGGTGCTACACGATAACTTTTTCGCACTTGAGTTCTCCGTTGAAATCGTATGCACAATTTGTGCAAATCAAATACGTGTCACCAAATCCACCAGATGCCACACGTTTATTTGGAGGAGCTCCACATTTCGGACAAGGAGAATCCTTCAGTGACTTGATGGACTTTCCATTCGGATCAACAAGAAGTGATTCGGCCATTATGACGGCTCCTTATAGAGATACACATTAAATCCAAATCGATGTCGATTTTTCTCATCACGTAGCTGAATCGCAAACGGTGCTTGTTGTGGAGTTACCGTTAAATACTGCACACCACTCTGAGGACCCGGTTGAATTGCGGCTAGCGCCCTATAAGCGATCTCAGCTTTGGTTCGAGGAGTTACCGGATCCAATGGTGCTCCACGAAACATAATCTGTAGTGCAGGCTTTTCATATCCGATGCCAACCACGCCGAAACGACCCTCTGGATGTTGACCAGGATATTCGTAGATACAACCAACTTCATCTGGCTCATCAGGCATCGCATGTTTCTTCAATAGCCCGAGAGTTCCTAGAGCATTGAGAAACGAATACATCTCTTCGATGGTCATAAACGATTCAAATCAATTCGTCGAGCGAAGCGATCCAACATATACGGAGCGCTTTCTAATAGCGTGCTCTCGAGAAACTTTGCTTGCCCGATTGGATGATCGGCTTCAAGATCCTCGTGGACGTATACAGCATACCACATACTGAAAATCAACTGAATCGAGATATCTCGTCCATCAACTTCTGGATCGCTCAAATGAGCAGAATCACGTAGATCACCAGTTTTACGCGGTGTTCTCCGAATCGCTTCGTTGAGCTCAATTCGGGCTTCATTCCGGAGCGCACGCTTCAATTCTCCAGGAGTTGCATCAGCAATCCTGCGCAAATTGCGCGAACATTCCAATTGCCCTATGAGCTCTAATTCAGGCATTAGCCTAAGATCACTTCAAACATATAGGGTTTATGTGTTGATGGATCAATAACGCCATTCACATCAAGAATCGGGCCAGTGTAGCCACTCGGCAATACGATCTTATCTCGAGTGTCCAACGGTTCTTTCCGATTTGCCGCACCGTTACTCGCGAGTGGTCGAGGAATTGTCACAAGAGCTTTCTGAAGGATCTCTTCACCAGCAGCAGTGCGACGTTTCCTGACCTTTTCCTCGACAATCGCCGAGACAGTAACAGCAGAGCCAAATTGTGGCTTAGAATCAGAATCATCAGAAATCCAAGGATAGATTGTGATATCGTCCTGTGCGCTATCGGACATGCTGTCCGCTAACGCTACCGATTCACGAACCAGCTTGGCGATATCCATCTAGTTCTCGTCCATCGTGACATCGACATCGACAAGCCCATTGGCTGTGATATTCCAAAGAACGATTGTTCCTCCGGCTGGGATCAACAAGCCTTTATCGAAAGTCCATTTGATATAGGTGCCAATGGTTGCCGGAAATCCGACTCGACGAAAGAATTGTGCAGGGACTGTTGGTCCAGTGCCCCATGCGATCGCAGTTGTCGATTGTGGTTCGTTTTGATCGCCAGCATTTTCCATCAGGAATTTTACTGGTGTTGTCGGCGTGATGCCCTTTGCTGCTGGACGTCCAAGACCAAAAACGCTTGCAACAGCGGTTGCAAGTGTGATATTGATCTCACGAATTCGTGGGCCTTCGTTCTGTAGCGTAAGAGGCGCAATGATCTCGAGCGCCGCTGTGGCGATTGTTCCGTCTGAAGTTCTACGAGCTAGTGAAACTCTCATTCTACCACCTCACGAGCTCATACGAAGTTGGTTTTCCGCCGTTGATATCGTCTATCCATGACGGAACAAGAAGACTGATGACATATGGAGGTATGACTGGTGGCTGTTGTGGATCATTTCCCTTGCCACTCGGATTCTTGAATTCCAACTTGATTGGGCCAGTTCTGATAGATGCTAAACCCTGAGCTAATTGTGAAAGTTCAGCAGTTCTATCAGAGACCAAAAGTTCTCGAGCGAGCTCTGCGTGCGCATTCTTCCATTCTTGTGGAATTATGGTTGAATCTACAAATTCAAGTCCAGTCTTATCTAACATCGAATTACGCGGCCAGAGCAAAGATTGCGTAGAAGTCGTGGGATATCCGGTTAATGAGATTAGTGCATCCATCCATTGTGTTGCATATACAGCGGCTCCTGCCTTTGGGTCATCATCTGCATCGAGCCATAGTGCAGACGCGGAGACAGGAACTTTAATTTCAAAATAGGCGTCTATCTCAGCAACAGTCTGATAACTGTTAGCATTGGATGCGCCCGGTATTGCGATGACTGTTACAGACATGATAGAATGTGGCGGGCCTCGCGACCCGCCACTCTCCTATTACGCCGGATCTGCGACGTAGGTGAGGATGTAATCGACGTGTGTTGCTGTCGCGAGTGAACCGCCAGTCTTTCCTGCGGTCACCGCAGTGTTGGCATCGTTTGCAACGTGAGATGCACCATCTGCGAGTGCGACGATGGATGCAGTGCCTGCCGTTGCAAATGGCGTGCCGAGTCGAAGGACAGTGCTCCTGGTCATGCCCGCAATGGCTGCAATCCCAAGAGCAGCCGACGCTGCCGCTTGTGTTGCAAGCAAACGGACATCGGTTGCGCCCGACGCTGCACCACCGATGGTGATCATGATCAGATCGACGACACGCCACTTGACACCAGGAAGCGCAGGCAGAAGGGTGAATCCAGCGTTGACTTGTGCCGCGGTCACGCGCGTGCGCTGTGTCTTGGCAACACCGAATTCGACGAGCACACCGCCGATCCAGCGCGCTTTTGGAGAGCTCGGTGCGCTCCCCTGCGGATACATTCTTGAGTCGATACCTGCCATCGGAGTCCTCCTAGGAATTTTGAAGGGAGTAAAGCTGCGCCCTACTCCCTCCAGTCAGTTGTTACTGACGTTACTCGCCGGCGACGATCGCACCGAATTGAGCACGCGGAGCGGCAACACCGCAGAGGATATCGTAGCTCCAACGAGTCCTCTTGTGCTGTCTGCTGACTTCCAGTCGCATCGCCAAACCGGAAATCGGATCAACCGCGGACAGGTAAGTGCCGAGGCCCATTGGATCAGCCGCAGCGAATGGTCGAGAGGCCAACGCGAGTGCGTCGCGATGGAACAGGAGGTTCTGTCTGTGAGAGGCTGCAACGAAGAGGGCTTCGCCGCCCGCAGTCGCGACCACAAGACCAGAGGTGATCACGATTGACGTCACGGTGCCGCCACCGGTCGAGCTCACAACCACATAGGTCTGCGAGCTGAGCGACGGGAAGCTGACCTTGTCGCCGGCAACGATCGTGCCAAGCGCGCCACCGGACAAGTTGACCGTTGTCGCACCGAGTGCGTTCACGCCGTTCGCAGTGTATGGAGTCGCGGAAGTGCTGACGGTGCCTGCGGTATGCCTGGTGAGGTTCTGGTCCATGAACCAGAATGCGCCGAGCTTTTCACCGATCTCACCTTTGATGATGCCCTGCGTATCACCACGATACGAAGCATCCTGGAAGGCGCGCAGACCGAGCGCATTCGCCTTCGCCTTGGAACTGACCGACATGAAGCGATTGTCCGGCGGCGCAAGCGAATCGTTCAACATCTGATCGGCAGAAAGGAACTCGCTGAGGTCGTTCGCGAATGGAGTCGTACCGGCGGTTCCGGCGTAGTTCGGGAACAGTGCCTCGGCCTTTGCGATCAGAAGTGCGTCGACCTTGTTGGCGAGCGACTTCACCGCTTCGCTGGCCTGCATTGGGATGGTGCCGTTCATCGCTTCCAGCATGTCCTTGTCGGTCATGAAGAACGGAGCTTCCCACCACTGATCGAGCAGGACAGAGGCCTTTGTCGGCTGGGTGCCAGCATCGTCCGGCGGTGTGTTCGATGGTGAGACCGCTACTGCGGTGATCGCCGAGGGAATCGGAATGTCAATCGTTGACCCTTTTTCGCCGGCGATCGTCTCGAAACCGCGATTGACGTATCGCGGCATGACCGCCATCTGTCGCAGGGCCAAAAATCCCTGTGCAAGCAGTTTGGGAATGACTTCTGTGAGGGTATTGCTGTTTGCCACGAAGAGCCTCCTTCAATAACATTGAAATCGGCCCTCAGGGCATCGCCTCGAATCCCTCGGGGATTCTACGCGATCGTGGTTTTGTGCGTCCACGCACGCGGTTGGTCACTAGATCCCGGTTACGACTACCTCTCCCTTTGCGATTGCTTCGATGTTCTTGCCGAATTCGACGACATCCGGTTCGATCTGTCGTTTCGGAACTTGCTGATTGTTTCCGACGTTGTTCGCGCCACCGCCACGGGAGGTCCGGAAAAGATGGGATGCATCGGTCTGGAGACCGGTGCCCCATTCCTCCATTGAGATTTCTTCGGTGACGTTTTTCTTGCTAAAGATCGGACGATCCTGAGAATCGCGCGCGACAACTTTGCCGTCGACGTTTTTGAAAACTTTGGTGCCGCGTTCGATGAAATCCGACATTGCATTGTCAGCGATACCAATCTTGGCGCCGACATCACGAAGACCAGTTTCCAACTCTTTCTTTCGAAGCAGTTCCTGGGCCTTTGCTTCGGATTCGTCCTTTGCCTTGAGCTTGGCTTCGACGGGATCGACAGCGGTCTTGACCGCTTCCTTGATCAATGCGGCGATATCCTCGCTGCCTTTGACGCCACGAGCCTCGAGCTCTTTGACTTTGGCAACGAGTTTCGTGTGTTCGACTGGATCGATACCGTCGAACTCGGCAACACGTTTCTTGAGGTTGGTGACCTCGGTATTCAGTCCGCGGTTATTGTCGCGGAATTCGGCGAGTTTCGTGTTGGCTTGCACCAACGGCTCGTAGTCACCTTCAGTCTTCAGATAGAAGCGACCATTCCGCTCCTCGTATTCGCCGCGCAATGGCTCAGCTACATCGGACAGACTATTGATGACAAATTTCATGTGCCCCTCTGATTTAAGTGTAAAAGCATGATACACTACCTTTATACAGCAATGCAAGGATAAAAACACACGAAAACAAAAATAGTTTTACATAAATGTTAGAAATTTTGATCAAATAAGATTGAATATTTATAGATTTCTAGTTTAGATTCTTTTCAATCTCGTATGTTTCAATATTGGTGTGATAACGGTCACCACTGGCAAACTCGACATAGCCCTGCCAGCTGACCGTTCCCTTCTTTGAATGGATCCCACCTGCATTACTATCCGCTGCAACAGCAGTGTAGGTCAGATACCAGTCAGCATCAGGATGAATTACAGTCGCAACTTTTTCAACAACACCGGCAGGTGCCTTGAAAATCAGCTTCTTAACTGTTGCAGTGCTGATATCAATTGGCGTTCCTAGATCTTGCACCTTTGCCTTGTAGAGGGTTCCAATATCACCAACATGCACGTCAGCGGTAGTAGCCATTAAAGCTCCTCGGTCCCGATAACCTTAGTTCGGATCTGGAACTCTGTCCCAGTTCTAGTTTTTCCGATTGGCAATTCATCAGTTATTTGTCTAGCAATTCCAAGATCTTCAGATACAATTCTACAAATCTGAAATTCTGTTATTACATTCCGATTAATTTGAAAAGTCGTCGTGACAAGATCTTGAATTCGTGATTCACTAAAATCTTGGACAATTGCGCGACCAAACGATGATGCATAAATTGCGCGCTTCGAGAAGGTTCGTGCGGCTGTAGCTAGAGATCTTGTTCCCTGCACCGGCTGGATATATAGATCCGGCTGCGTTGGGAGTGACGTATTATCTTGCGGTGCAAACCACGTTAGACGGGCGGCGATAATCGCTCGCTGCCATTGCAGCTTAGCAGTCGTCTTTAAAGAGGATGTTCCCTGGATCGGCTGTGTCCAAGTGCTTTCCTCAATAATCGAATCGTAGCTATCAGACCAGAAGAGCGTAGAAGCGATTAAGCTTCGATGTGTAAATGCCTGATTATTCCGTGCCCATTGTGTTGTTCCTTGAACAGGCTGCGTCCAAGGTTCCGTTCCGGTCTCAAAATCTTGTGGAGCAAACCAACCGAAACTAGCTTTTAGGGCACGACCACGATAAATCTTCTGTGTCGTGCTAAGAGACTGTGTCCCCTGAACGGGCTGTGTCCAAGTATCAGTTTCGACAACGACTGCAGTATCAGTTGGTGCGAATACACCGTAGCGCGAAGCAATAATGGACTGTGCACGAGTCTTCGCAATTGAAGTACTAAATGCACGAGTTCCAACAATCTGCTGAATGTAGAGCTCAGTCGTTACAAAATTCGGATCACTATTGTCTTGCGGCGCGAACCAACCGTAGCCAGAAGCTACGATAGAACGACGCCAAAATGCGCGCTGCTTTAACGCTAATTCGAGGGTTCCCTGGACATCTTGGAGCCCATGGATCTCGACAAGTGGAGCATCGAAGTCTTCAGGTGTGAACCAACCATAGTGGGCAGCAATGCCAGCTTGATTATGATTCTTATTCGCATTATACTGCCACTGCTTCGTTCCAACTGTTGGTTGGATATAGAGTTCAGTGGTGACGAAATTTGGATCACTTCCATCTTGCGGCGTGAACCAACCGTAGTTCGCTGCAATATGTGAACGAAGTGTAAATTGTCGATTCCCACGCGCGAGGGCACTAGTTCCTTGAACAAGCTGTGTCCAAGGCTCAGTCCCAGACTCAAAATCTTCTGGAGTGAACCATCCGTATTGTGCAGCTTTGAGGGCTGTAGATCGATAAGATTGATTGGACTGTGCTAACTTTGTTGTTCCGACAATAGGCTGGATATACAGCTCAGTCGTAACAATATTTGGATCACTAAAGTCTTCTGCAGTAGTCCAACCTAATGTCGCAGCAATCTGGAAAGATCGATTATATTTTGTTTGATATGCACGAAGAGCTCGCGTTCCCTGGATATCTTGAATAACTGTCTCTGGTTCTGCAGCGATATCTGGCGTATCAACTGCTTGGACAAATGCAAGTCCAATCGCAATCATTGTGGCGCGTTGCCACAGTCTGGCTTTATTCTGTCGATATGGTCTTACGTCTGGACCAGTGGGCGAATCTGGACCAAGTTCAGTCGGATAGCTTGGACCAAGAATAATATCATGACGTCCCGCTGATTGGGATGTCGGCTGTCCGCGTAAGATAATATCTTGCGGATTAGCCATTTAATTTAGAACGGTTGGACTTCTAGGGGTTCTGGCTGGATAGTCTTGTCAGTAGCTCCGCTCCAACCGAATGAGCCAGTTGGCTCAAAATCTTGCCATGCTACCAACCAGAACGGTCCAGTGACATGTGGAGACCAGAAGATGTAGTTACCATTTACATCCGAACGAGTTTCTTCAACTAGCTCTCCAATTGAGGAGACAGACCCACCGACTGAGCCATAGGCTTGAGCTGCATTCGGCTGTGGCGTGATCGCTCGTAATCTGATAAAAATCAAATCTGTCGGACCTCCTACGATAGCATGAAGATTACCTTGATTACGATATAACTGCACTCGACAATTTGGAATGATATTACCAGCATCATCGCGAGTAACACCCCAGATTGCAACATGGGTTGTCGAGAATGATTGAGAACGAAATGCCAGACCACCTGATGGACCAGCCTTCTCTCCACCCATCGTTGGTCCTAGTGCCGAACGACCGCCGATCTCTCGACCTGGAGCTGCAAGAATACCCGATCCTCCAATTCGGCCATTCATGCCGCCAATGGACATCCCAGGCATTATTGAAAGACTCCGATCATACAAAGAGCATCGCTGTTAGCACCGATCATCCAATCGATGGTCTTACCTGCTTCACCAGTAATTGTCGTTTCAACTTGCCCATTCACAATGGCCATCGTCGCTGTCCACGAAGATGCAGATGCGCTATTGGAATGAGCAAGTTGAACTACTGCACCGACGATTGCTGTTGCCCCGGCTAACTTCTTGACAAGACAACGAAACTCCCAATATGACTGACCAAGATTGTGGTCATTCGCAAAGACAAATGCGCTAAACATCCCACAGGCATCATCAGTGATCTGTGGTGGCTCGCTCGTATGGACGATCGGCGTTGCATTCGTCGTCCGATTGCATGGCGGAAACGTCTGATTAGCTCGAGCGAGATTTGTGCAGGACACCACATCCTCCCTAGTTCAGGATATCGATCTGGTAGCAATGCACTGTGAGTGAACCAGTTGCAACGGTCTGCGTGAAGAATACGTCAATGATCGAAGCGGCAGTGTTGTCCATACCGCCGCCAACTGCCGGTGCGCCGACAGGGGCGAGAAGGGATCCGTTTCCGCCCGCAGTATTCGCCGGAGCACCGACAACTGCTTCCGATTGGAAACTCGCACCATGCGGAAAGAAGGTTGTTGACGTTGAGTTGCCGACCGCACGGCAGACAAGACGACACTCGAAATACCACGGCACCGTCGTTTTTGCGACGATGTTCAAATTGAGCGCGCCGCTATCGTAAACTACCGTCGAACCCGCCGCGCCCATACGGATATCGAAGCGTGCAGTGCCGGGCGTTGTTACGACGCACGAGATTCTTCCTGACAATCGAAATGCAATGACACGACCGATGTAGAAGAAGTTGTTCGGTAGTGTGATCTTGTTCGCTGTCGGGATGCAGGAATTCGCTGATGCCGCTGTTAGCGTCGGTCCATCAGTCACCCCACTGACGATTGTCTCCTGCCACGTTTGCATACTCATGCGGTTTCTCCCTCGTCCCAACATCGATCGGGACTTCCAAAGTCAACTGACCAGTAACAGGATTCCGTGTCCAATGGACTTCAGCAACTCGGAAAACTGAATTGCAAGCCGGACAATGGACAACACCGCCGGGCGACCCAGCGAAGAGCATCGGAGTTCTTGCTGGACATGGACAAATCATCACAGCTGTGAAAAGTGATCCTTCAATCCGTGGTGCCTTCAAATCGATGATTACGGCCATACTGCTGTATCCTTATGAAATGGACATCTATGCCTGTTATCGCCTGCTATTGTTCCGTGTGTTTGGCCTTCTTTCTCGACACCACACAACGGCAATCCACAAAGTTGTCCTCCGGGCATCACAGCATCGCAAATTAATCTTGCGAATCTGCGACACTGTTCACCGTATGCCGGATTGTCAGTCGAGAAACGAGGTGCAGCACACTCCGATGTGGGCTGCCCTCGTGGCCCGGTTGGTCCTCGAACCGTCGAAAAGACAAGCTGGTCACCATCGTGATTACGATATAGCGGCATGCCCCGATCTCCGCTAAATCGTAATTACGCTTCGCTGAATTCGCAGAGCGGTTCGAAGACTACCGAAGTTCCGTTGAACTTCGACGCGACTTCGAAGTTGCCTGTCGCCGCAGCAGCGCCCGGAAGCAACTGAACTGCATGATCCTGATCGAGCGCAACCCATCCACCCTGTCCGCCGGTCTGCGCGACGCCGACAGTGATCTGGGTGAGCGGTGTGCCGCCAGGAGTGATTGCAGAATTGTCGTCGGTCCAGGCCGTCTGCGCAGCTTGCGCGTTCGGATTGCGCTTGGTCGGCGTTTGTGAGGTTCCGCCCGAACCGGCTGTGGTCGGACGAATCCCGTAGAGAACGCCACCTCCGGCAACACCGTGACGTGCTGCGCCATAGAGGCCCATGATGCGGCACATCATCTGGTTCGCAACCGTCGCGGCACGAAGGTGTGTGCTCAGCGTGTTTGCTGAGCCGTTTGACGTGCATGGTTTCTTGACGTCGTAATACAGCGGCATACCTGTCCTTTCAATGCGCCACGATTGGCGAGTTACGAACCTCTAATGATTCTTTCTTCGTCCTCGGGAACTGGAAGCAACGGCGGTTGTCCAAACTGAAAGACGCATTTATTGCACAGATACGAGACGAATGGAACCGAGTCTCTCATTACAAACCCACCCTCGACCCCACAATTGACACAATAGATCTTTTCCATGTTACCGAGCGTCTTATGTCGAATCTCACCTGTCGAATGCCGCGCTCGAGAGTCCGGCAAAATTCTTGCGAATGAATCCCATAATTTATCGAATGGCATTATTTCACAGCTCCTGCGGCCGGCTTCGGAGCTCCACCTTCCGCTCCAGGTTTCGGAGGTGGCGCACCGATGAAGTCTGGATCCGCATCGATATCTTTCAATTCTTCTTCGTAGCCAACACCTTCTCGTGTCCAACCAGTTTGCACCAGACGGGAATAGAAGGTCTTATATGAAATCGTGTTTGCCTGCAAAGCCAGTAAGAGCGCTCGAATCTGATCAGCGGTTAAACTCTGATCGTAGAACACTTTATTCAGATCAACATAGGTGTCTTGGACATCCTTTGGTTCTGCTTCCTTTCCAAGCCACCATGCATGAGTCTTTAATGAAAATGATAGCTGTTGCTCCACCACTTGAGCCAACATGCGAAGGGTAGCGTAATCACTCGAATGCCGCATACTAACTGAGAGAGCAGTTTCAGCATAGTGCGGAGCCTCTTCAAGAAGTCTGGCACCGAGTGTAGCCATCATTCGTTGCATGTCTTGAATATCAGTCCGGATAGCACCGAGACCTCGTCCGGTGAATTCCAGCATACCCGCGCGACCATTTGTGTCAAGCGCCCACGCGGTCCCGCTACCGATCTTGAGTTTCTTGTTCGTATCGTTTTGTCCTGACACCCACGGTGTCGGTAAGGCAGTAAAATGAAGTCCATGTTTCAAATCCGCCGATGCGCGATAATGGGCGAGGTTGACATCTACCAGATCCAGGATCGGCGGAGCACCAAGGACCCACGGTAATGTGAACGGAATAAAATCCAACGGTCTTCCAAGACGAAGAGGCGTAAGGATACTGCCAGGAATATATTCCCGTTGGCTCTTATCGATGATTCCTTCCTGCCCCGGCTTCTCGTTATAGATCTGCTGTGTATAGACACCACTTGTGCTCAAGCGAAGAACACGATATCGTTCTTTCTGTTCAATGGCAAATTCATCACCAGCCTTGGAGTCCTCGACGCATTCGCGGAGAACTACCATGCTGAGTTCTCGATCGCCACCATATGACGTAAATTTCCAATTGATGATATCTTCAGCTTTATACAACAGCCAATATGGGCGAGGCTTTGTAACTTCCTCGCTTGCCATATCGACCAAAACACCAGTTCGACCAGTGATCAATTCCTCACGAGTAGCATTCAAAGCAAATGATGCCAATGGTTCGTTGGTGAGCGTGACATCTTTGATTTGCTCTTCCATCTCCGAGCTGTTGACCTTGATCGCAGGATCTTTCTGAAAGATTGCACCTGACAGACCAGCTACAGTGCGACTGGCCGCATTGTAGAAAAGAGCTCGAAGTTTATATTCCTGATACTTAGTATTGTCGTCTTTATGGCTATCGAGCATCGGAAGATATTTGGAGCCCTTCTGCTTGACCGCATCGCTCCCTTCAGAGCAATCTCGGCAGCGCTCCCATTGCTCGGCGCGATTATCGTAGACTTTATGCGTTGTCGCGACACCAGCCACGATTTAACCCCACGAAATTTCCATTTCAACAACACCACGATGAAGACGCTTCGGTGCTGCTGCGAGCATGAGTGCCTCAGCTCTGTTTGGCGAAGGAATGGGTTTCCCTCGAGAATCTTTACGTTTGTCGGAGATCTTTATCTTACCATTGCTGAGGCGCTCGTACCGAATTCCACAGAGCTCCGCAGCCAAATCCTCATCATATTGATCAATATCAATTAAGCCAGATTCAAAGAGGCTCCGGACATTCCACCAGAGCTCAGCTTTGAGATTAGCAAATCTCTCGTCGGATGCACTGTCATCCTCAGTAGCACCTTCACCGACGTTGATACCGATAAACGGCTTATTGAGCTCCTGGCCTCGATTAACGATGCCCCATCCAATTCCAATCTTATCGACTTTGACGCAGCTTGCGCCAGTCGTTCGCAGATCGTCGATGATTTTCCCGCACTGAGACATTGTATCGGGATCAGTGTCACTCCGGATGATCCGATATACGAGACCCTTCCGCTGGCACACGGCTGAATCGTCACCACCCCCGCCAATGTCAGCACCAAGTTCGTTAACAACGATATCTCCATCCTTCTTCGGCTTCATCGAATCCGATAGATCACGAAGCTGTGCGGCAACTATCCATTGGATCGGGATGAGACCACCCGCTGTGGTCTTCTCAGGAAATACCCCAAGAATCTTGGAGCACCACATCGCGTTCGTATCGCGAAGTGCCTCTTCCGGAGTTTGATCGTCCGGAGGAATACATTTCGTTCCTTCATCGTTCCACTTCCATCGAGGTGCCCATTTTCGTCTTTTCTCCTCAACGTAGATCTTGCCGATTAGCTGTCGAGAAACTTCTTGTGGGCAGGCCTCACCAGTAAAATTAGGACTATCAAATGCAGAAATGCTAACGACTGCCCAACCACTCCCGGGTTTTGACGCTTCGTAGAATTCGCCATTGGGATCATCCGGATTCCCAATCATTACTATCTTTGAGAGATCGTTTGCGATTAGTGACTCAGCAGCTTCGTGGATAAGACCTCGAACACCATTAGCTTCGTCAATAAGGACAAGAACGCGGCTCGCATGAATGCCTTGGAAAGCAGCAGGGTCATAATCATCGGGTTTCCTCCCGAATGCCACCAACTCTTCTTTACCGTTGACTGGCATATACCATTCTGTCTGATTGACGCGACCCGGGAGCTTGCCCTTCGTGTAAGCCCTCCCAATCTCTCGCCACAGAATGGCTTTGACCTGCTGTGCAGTCGGCGCTGTGGTGACCACAAACGCGGTCCCCGGCGGAAACGCATCAAGCCACCAAGCAGCGATCCGGCCTGCCAACCAAGACTTCCCAACTTCATGGCACGACTTTACAATTGTACGACGATTGGCTTCAACTGTTTGTAAAACGAGTCGCTGCTTGCTCCACAGATACTCATGGATCCGTTCCTCGACCCACTGCTCGGGGAGGTCTTGCCAATCCCTCTTCTTGAGCTCAAGCTCAATTGCAGCGAGCTCTTCGATCGGGTCTGGCTCTTGCGGTTCCTCGTTCGAGGGTTTAACTAACTGAAGGCTCATCAGCGACCAAACTAACTCGACGGATACCGGACATAAAGTCTGGCGGATCTACTCCGCCGGTTTGAACAATTTCAAAACTGACTTGCCCCGGTAGCTGTGAGAAGATAGTTCTGGTCGAACGGCCGCACTCGGCACAGGTATGTTCTTGGGAGAGAACTGCCTGTGTCTCGAGGATCTTGAAAATTGCAAAGTCCGGTGCTGCACAGAATGGACACGGCGCGTGCATGGTCGTTTCAAGACCAAATCCGCTCATCCGTTGATTCTTGAAGAAGCGGGCGTTATATTCTTGAAATGTCAAAGGGATCATGACTTTCCAGGTTCGACCTGAGTGCCTGCCTTATCGACGGGCACCATGAAATATGGTCTCCGATAGAAATAACCAGGATAGCCGAATTTGATCCGTTTTTCGTTGGTGAGCTTGACGAGTTCAATCATCTGTTCCTTCGACAGATGCATGTAGTAGAACTTCTGATGAGCGCCGATGTAAGCCTTATAATCTTTATCCGTTGGGATCAGCTCATCGCCTTTCTTCACTCGACGCATGAACTCGTCTGGATGGAGGGACCCGCACCACGAACACGTTTTGTCAGCGCGCCATTGATCTGAATCCGGTGCAGTGTGAACGACTGATAGGGGCAACTCATCTCGTCGTGGGCAAAGAAAGGGCTCTATCACTGGGATCCTCCCTAGTTGACGAGTGTAGTCGCGGGCGCTAATTCTTGTGTCTCCTTTGATGGTGAAACATCCAGAGCGTTATCCATCCCTTTATTCAGCTTAGCGCGAATTCGTTCAGCGAGGAGCAGAGCCCGTTCCGCGAGTTGCTCGCGACTGAGCTCGGTCAGGTCTAGATTGGTGCTGTTGACATCAACCGTGCTGCGCGGCCCGAAGCCCGATCTATCGAGCACGATCTGAGCGGCCTTCACCGCATTGCCATAGTCCGCGTAGATCATCGCATCCTCGAGCGTAGCAAATGCGAGATCCACTTTCTCTTGCAGGGTTCGCTTTCCTGTGGCCAGCGACGTGCTCGAGAGGACTTCTCGATTACGCGACCGCTTCAGTGGCTCAGCCTTAGGAGCTGATATAGGTGACCCTTTGAACTGATCAAAAACACTCGGCATAAGTTTGAGGCGAGGGCTTGATTACAGGCTACCATTACTCAACAGCAAATGCAAGCGATTTTTTATACGAGTTTGCAGTTTTAAAAAGTTTTAATTGGGACTAGGCGTCGGATAGTTGTCGCGCGGTGCGGGTCGGATTTGATTGGGAAGGTGGTCTAATGGCGCGGGCGGCGGGTTTAAAAGAGTTTTAAAGGTCGCCCAAATCAGGACGGATCACGGGGAGGGACGATCGCGCGTGTGTCCGTTGGATTTGAGGGGGGTACCCCCATCGGTGTCAATTTCACATGGCGCGGATTGATGCGATGCTAGGCTGGCATGGCTGAGGAATGACGGAGGCGGGACGTCCGTGGCCTATGCACTGGCACAAGCCACGGACGTGGAAGATGGGATACTATGGTATGGGCGTAAGCGGACACGGTTCGTATTGCAGGTAGTGATCCTCCTCCCACGTGCGTGTCCCGTCAGGGTGCCAGTATCCCCTCGGC